CTGCGGGCCACTCCAACGCGACTCCGGCGCAACGCCTTCGCTCTACCGCCCATATCTGAAAATCTCCATATTTCGCAAAAAACTGGGGTTCGCTAGGTGCCACCATCCCTTTCTTTTCGCGCGCGCCCGCCTGGCCTCGGGGGTGGGGGGGGGCCGATCGCCTGTGGCCGCTTTTTCGCTCGCGCGCACCTCCGCTCACCCGACCGAGCCCGTCGCCTCGCCGCCGCCGCCGCCAGCCTCCGAGCCGCCGCCGTCCGAGCCCTCGCCGCCTGCCTCGCCACCGGCCACCGGCTCATCGAGAGGTGGCAGCCCAGCGGCCGCCCGACGTGCCGCCTCCTTCGCCCGCCGCCCCTGCTCGACGTTCGCCTGGACCGTCACGCGCGCGGACGCCTGGAAGGCGCTGAGAGCCGCCAGCAGGTCGAGCGAGGTCTGCTGTCCGAACGCGCGCGGCTTGCCACTCTCCTCCTCGTCCGCCTCGATGCTCCGAAGCTGCTCCACGCGGCACTCCGCGAAGTCGGGCATCTTGGTCACCTGGAGCGACAGCTGCACCGCGACCTGCAACACTTGGTTCGCGTCGAGCTTGCCCGCCTGGACGATGTTGCCCTGCGCGTCCGCGCGCACGATGCCCGTGCCCGCCGGCGGCGCTGCACCGTTGCGCGCCGCGCGCTTCACCGCGTCTGCACGGCGCTGCATGAACTCGCTCGACTCATGGCGTGACATCGGAGCCCTCCAACCGGCGCACGGCCGCGAGCTTGCGCTTGGCAGCACTCACGGGCTTCGCCGCGCCGTTGGTCGCGGGCTTGTCCGGTTGCGAAGCGGACACAGGCGGGACAGTGACAGGCGTGTCCGGTTGCGAGCCGGACACGTGCATCGACGGCGGCGTCTCCCCGCGCATCGAGTCGGCCAGGATGTCCGAGATGCTCCGCTTGTCGTCCACCTCGACCTTGTTCTCGCGCGGCACGAACACCCGCACGTACAGCGCGATCAGTTCCTCGTCCGTCTGCGACCGCATCAGCGTGTCGAGCTTCCGGCGGCGCGTCTCCTTCTCCAGCGCAGCCTTGAACGCAGCGTTCGCCTTGTTCGGCGTTCCCTTCTTCCGACCTGACCCAGTAGGCCTTTTCTGGCCCTTCGTGAAGCGCGGCATGGCGTTTCCTCGGTACTTTGCTGCACGACGCCTGCTCACCGTGCCTTCGTGTCGTGTCGTGATCAAGGGAGGTTCCAGGCGTGTCGCGCGAGGTAGCATCGACGCACGGCTCGTCCAGGTGGTCACGTGGCTCTGCGACTACGCGCCTGGATCGCAGCGAGCAACCCCAGGAACGGAGACGGCAGATGCCTGAAACCACGACGAAGCAGACAGTGATCACCCACGCGCACCACGACCCGGTGCTGCACCAGACGAACGAACACGACCGCGACACCGCGAGCGGTGAACCGCGCGGGGGCCGCGCGCGAGGGCGCGGCATCATCATCGGGTGGCACGACGGAGCGGGAGAGACGTTCGACGGCGCACGACCTCTCGACGTGCTGGCGTGTCTGCACTCGCGTCTGTCGTTCCTTCAGGAGACGTACCTCGCTTGTGCGGAGAACGCGACGGCGCTGCTTGCTGTCGAGCAGGCGATGGAGGCGATGACGGCGCGCGATGCTCGCCGGACGCATGAGTGCATCGCGGGGACGATGGCTGCGGGGAACGCGGAGCAGAGCTACGGGCTGGCGAACGCGCGGCGCGTGGAGCCGCCGGACGGAGTGACCAACGACCAGCCGTGCGCCTGCACACCTGGATCGGCGCTGGTCAACCGCGACTGCCCGACGCACGGCTTCACGGTCGAGGGTGAGGACGACTGACGCAGCGCGAGCCCCAGCTTGAGGCGTAGCTCGTCGCCAAGCTGGGGCTCAAGTCGCGCGTCCTGGCGGCCGACCAGGAGAGGGCAATCCCCTCTGAGAGCCGCTGAATCCATAGGTGTCGTGGGTCGAGGCCCTGCCTGCAATCGCGTCAGCGGCGAACTGAGAGGCCCGTTTTGGCTTCAAGCTGCGAGCAAACCCATGATCGGCACCCTCATCGCTCTGAGTGGCCTTCTCACGCTCCTGTCCTTCGTCCGGCTGAGGTGCGCTGAGACGCGCCAGGAGAGGCGGCGCGCGAGACGCGACAGGACAGTCGCGCACCTGGAGCGCGTGGCACAGGGGGGAGACGCGAGCGCGAGACGCGCGCTGCGTGGGAGGGCCGCCCGCCGCGTTGGCGGGCGACCCCGGAGGCTGGCTCACCCAGCCTGACGCTGCTCGCGCTTCCAGCAGGCGAGGCAGTAGCCGACGCTCACCGACTGTCCCTCGACCGTGATCGAGGACGTGACGACGACACGCTTGTTGCAGCAGTCGAAGCACAGGTCCGGCACGTCGATGCGCGCGAGGTGTTCGCGCCACGGTCCACGCTCACGACTGCGGCGCAGCATGGCGGCGCGACACTCGACGCACCTGTAGTCGGACGCGCGCACAGCTGCGTCGGACATCTTCGCCGGACGGTCGCACCCCGCTTGCGAACACGTGCGCGGGGGGGCCTGGTGGACCTTGGTTTCTACCTGGACGCTCATGCTTCCCCCTTCAAACACCACGGGTTCGCCCACGCCTCGAACGAGGGCACGTCGAACGAGTAGCGGTCGCTGTGCGATGCGACAGCCCACACCAACGCGGTGAGCGACACGCCACGCGCAACGTCCCCCACGCCCTGCCGAACGCAGACCCAACGGTAGTGGCCCCGCGTCCCCTTGCGGAACGCGAGGCGCGCATCGTCGATCTGTCCCGACCACCCACCGATGCAGCGCACCAGCACAATGTTCGTGCTGGGCACGTGGAACGTGCGCCGCTTCCTGACCTTCGCTCGCGTGGTCATGATGCGCGGTCCTCCAACACGCCGTCGCACGGGTTCCGACTGCACTCCTCCTCCGGCCTGCCGCAACCGTCGCAGGCGTACACGGTGCCGCTGCCGCCGCACGTCTCGCAGTCACCTTCGACAACGCCCGCGCCGTTGCAGCGCCGGCAGATCCCGACCGGCGTCATGCTGTCGTATGCCTCGCCGGTCCCGTTGCACCGAGGGCACGTGACCTCGGCCACCTGATCACCCTCGCACGTCTCGCACGTGGTCGTTGTCATGACGCACCCCCGGGCGACTCGACAGAGACGACGACGACACCGCGCGACGGGACGCAGCAGACCTCCACGGCGTCGGCCCCGAACGTCTCGGGGATCACCGCACCGCTGATATCCACGATGGGCAGCGGTCCCTTGCCGGACACCTTGCGCGGCTTGGCGTGTTCCGCACCGTGCGGGTCCTCGCCTGGACGCAGCCTCCTCAGGCGCATCGCCACGCCCCGGCAGAGGAGCGCGTACCGATCACCGGGGGCGAAGCCCGCGTCCACCAGGACGGCACCCTGGAGCCAGAGGCGCGGCTTGCCACGGTTCACGCCCAGCTTGCGGATGTAGCTCTTGCTCAAGCTGCACCTCCCTTCGCATCGCGCAGCGCGATGTCGCGGCACGTCCTCTCCAGGCCGCGCACCTCGGACTCGGCCGACTGGCACCGCTCCTCGGCAAGCGACACCTCGCGCACCAGGAAGTCGCGGTCTGCGCGCTGTACCTCCAGGCCCGCGCGAAGCTCCGCGTGGTGCTGCCGCATCGCGCGTAGCTCCTGCTCCGCGTCCTCCAGGGTTCCTTGCACAACGTCCTTCTCTTGCGTGGTCATGTTGCCTCCTCGGTCTACAGGAACAGGACGGCCGCGAACGCGACCGCCAGAAACAGGATGTTGCCAAGGTGATCCGCGCACAGGTCGAGCGCGTCACTCCACAGTCCGGTCGCCTTCACGATGTCACCTCCAGGTACTCGACGTGCCGTGGGTACGTGCCCGTGATCTGACCGAACACCGAGCCGACGTCGTTGATCTCGTCGATCATCTTGTCCGCCCTGTTCGGAAACCCGTTGCGCTTGAACGCCGACGACAGCTTGCGCGCCGCCGTGCGGTAGTCATTGATCGCGCGAAGCTCTGCCGCTGTCAGGTCGTGCGTCATCGCGTTGCCTCCATCAGCACGTCCAGGCACTCGTCGCAGCACGGCTCCCCGTAACCAGGAGCAACCGCACTCGCCACGTTCGGGCACGGGTCCGAGGCGTAGGGCAAGCGCACCTCGCACCGCACGGTGAAGGCGATCTCCCCCGCGCACCGACACCCGCCGCCGCAGTCCGCACTCCGCACCCACGCCTCGCGCTTGTCGTGCAACGTGACGCGCTGCCAGTCGTCGCGCAGCACGGGCACTCGGCCCGCGAAGCGCACGACCACGCGCGCCTCGTCGAACGTCGGGAGCAGTCCCGCGTCCACGCCCACGGGGAACAGTGTCATCTCGTTCGCGTTCACCATCAGTCGTCCTCCGGAAACATGATGGTGATGCCGCCGACGTCGTTCCTCGCCACCCACACTTCCTTGCCCGTTGCGTTGCCTTCCATCGGTCCCTTCGTCTCGCCGCCGCCCAGGAACCAACGCGACTCCTCCTTCTCCTCGCCGGGGTTCTTGTCGAACCGCGCCTTGAGGATCATCAACACGTCCATGACGAACGGTGTCGCCACTTGGTTGAACGCGAGGACTTCCAGGTCCTCGGCGCGCGCGTCGGGCACTCGCTCGTAACCGACCTCGCGCAGCGCCTCGTACAGCGACCGCGTGAGCAGCAGCTTCGGCCACCGCTCCGGCCACGCCTCGACCAACACGCCATCCTCGACCGCTTGGTCAGAGGTGTAGACGCTGATCGGTTCTCCGAACACTTCGTTCATGTCACTCATGCTGCTGCCTCCTCGGTCTGAGCCGCGTACTGCGCGGCCACCAATGCTTCCGCGACTTCGGGGCACACACTGTTCCCGATGAGTCGCACCTTGTCTGCCTTGCTCAGCGGGCGCAGCTTGCCGCCCACCGCCTTCTGTGCTTCCAGGTCGTACCGCGCGGCGAACTTGCCGAACTGCGCGGCCAGTAGTTCGTGCGGCTCAAGCATCCGCATACCGATGTCGATGATCTGGTAGTCGGTGCCTCGCACGGTGACGATGCCGAGCCGTGCCTTGGCCGTGACGGTGCGGAGCGGCTTGTGCAACGACTGGCCGACGCTGCCCGACGAGTAGTATGCCGTCAGGAACGCGCGCACCTCGGCCACGTGGTTCCCGCCTGCCGTGATCGTTGGCAGCGGCTCGCGGATGTCGAGCGTTCCCTTGTGACTGTCCGACGTGCCGCGGAAGCCGACCAGCGTTGCCGCTGCGATGGAGTGGTGATCCGTTCCTGTCACCGTGCCGATGGGCCGGTGCAAGTCGTGACCGACCACGCCGCCGTAGTGCTTGGCGAGCCATGCCGCGACGACTGCACCTTGCGAGCCCGTCGCGGTCACCGTGCGGAACGGTGCGCGCGGATCGTTGGCGCGTGGTGCCTGTCCCGACCGCTCGCTGTTCCCGGTGACTGCGAACGTCGGCGCGACGAGCGCGCGGTCGCCACCCTTCGGCCCCGCCGTGATCGTCCGCATCGGACTGTCCAGGTCCTCGACGCGACCACCGTGCGACAGGTTCACGATGTACGGCTTCGCGCTCTCGATCACGTACCGCTTGATGCCTTCCGCGATGCGCCGCTGCGTCTTGTCCGCGAGCGGCTTGTCCCGTTCAAAGATGGACGGGCACGGCAGCGACCAGTCGATGATCGTGTGCGCCGGAACCTCCGGCAGCAGACCCGGCGCGGCACCGTGCGTCGGCAACGGCCACTGGATCGGCAGACCGTCACGGCGCGCGACGATGAACAACCGCTTGCGGCGCGTCGGTGCGCCGTACTGCGCGGCGTCCAGGACTTGCCACTCGACCACGTACCCGGCCGTCTCCAGGGCTTCCACCCACGCGGCGAACTCGGTGCCCGCGAGGTTCTTGATCGGGCGGCCCCGCTCGCACAGCGGACCCCACGACTCAAACTCGCGGACGTTCTCGACGCAGATGATGTTGGGCCGCACCTTCTCGGCCCACTCGACCACCACCCAAGCGAGGGAGCGGATGCCGCGCGAGCGCGGCACGTCACCCTTGGCGATGCTGAAGTGGGTGCAGTCCGGCGAGGCCCAGAGCAGCTGCACGGGCTCGTCGCCCACCGCTTCGTGCGGGTCCACCTCAAACACGTTCGCCTGGACGTGCCGTGTCGTCGGATGGTTCAGCCGGTGGACGGCCAGCGCGATGGGGGAGTGGTTCAGCGCGATGTCGACGGTGCTGCGCGTGGCGGCTTCGATGCCGACCGACGCGCCGCCGCCGCCCGCGAACAGGTCAACCAGGAGGCCGTTCAAGAGGCACCCCCTTCCACGCGCACCACCTTGACGACCTTCCAGCCAGTCTCCGGGTCCGCATCGCCCGACTGCTTCTTCGCCAGCACTCCGGCCAGCGTCGAGGAGTCGGCGCGCACCCGCTCGACCTTCTCGGCCAACGTGGTCGCGTTCCACAGGCTCACGTCCCACTCCGGGTCCGCGCTCTCGACGAACCGCACTACCTCGCAGCCTTGGTACTCAAAGCCCGACGCCAGCAGGATGGAGCAGACGTCCTGGATGAAGTCCGCGCCGCTCATGTCCTCCTGGTACAGCGCCGCGATCTGGTCGAGCGCGTGGTGCGGTTCGATCACAGAGCCCGCGTCGTCGGTCGCGTCACTGTCGGGACAGCCGCCGAAATGGTAGCCGAGCCCGTCGCACGTCTCGCACTTGTCCAGGCCCACGCCACAGACGGCGCACGTGCCGTCGTCGTTCTCGTCCTTGCACAACCGACCGCCCGCGTCGGAGTGATCCTGTTCGTGGTCGGTGACGCGATCTTCCAGGTCCAGGTGCGCGTTGATCTGCTCGTCCAGGTCGAGCAGCGCGTCGGTGATCTCCCACGTTGCCGCGCCGTCGTTCACTTGCTGAACGGTCTGCGCCTGCTCGATTGCGTAGGTGTCCCACAGCGTCGAGCGGTCGTCGCGTGTCGGCGGGATCATCGCGCCGTCACTCCTGATCGCGTCACCGATCTTCAGCGTCCCGTCGTACACCTCGATCCGTTCGATGGCGTCCAGGTACGCGGTGATGTTGCCGCTCTTGAACGGGGTGCCGCTTGGTGTGGTTGTCATGTCCTCGGTCCTCTCTGTTGGTGAGTGCGTGGTCGTGGTTCGCATCACGACTCCAATAACGTACCTCTCATCGGCATCCCTGGACCCACGATCTGAAAAGAAAGGCGGCCCCGAACCGGCGAGAATCGCCAATCCGGGGCCGCGCCCGAAAGATTGCCTGGAGCTACGCCGCCTTGGGCGGCGGCGGGGGCTTGCCCTTGCCCTTCGCCTTGCCCTTCCTGGCGGCGGCCTTGCGCGGCTTGCCGATGGCGTCGGAGCCCGTGCGCGCTGTCGCCTTCGGTGTCGGGCGCGCGTCCTTCTTCTCCTTCGCGTCGGCGGCTTCCTCCTCCCTGCGCTGCAGCACGTCCTTCGCGCACTCGACCAACGTGCGCTGCGGGTTCGGCACCTCGGCCGTGACGGTGCCGTCCTTCAGCAAGTAGATGTCGCGCTTCGCGCGGCGCGCGCGCACCACCGCAGCGATGTCCTCGACGTGCGAGGCCGCGAGGTCGGCGTGTCCCTTCTTCTTCACGGCGGCCGCGTCGGCCTTGTCGTGTTCGGCGTCGGCCTTCGCTTGCAGCTTGCCCAAGCCCGACATGATCTCGGTCGGCGTGAGCGGCGTCAGCTTCTTGTAGTGGTCACGTGGCAACATCAGTGTGCGTCTCCTTGGCTTGTGGGGAATGGGGGAACATCGAACACTCGGATCTGCGTACACGGCCCCTCGTCGCGCGCGGCGTAGAGGGTGCGAACAACAAGCAGCGCGACCTTGGCGTCGTCGCGCAACACGCCCGCGTCGGTGAGCGAGTCGCATACGATCTTGCTTACGTTGTCCGCGTCGGGCTTGCCGTCGCACCACATTCGTTCGTCGGGGTCCTTCTTGCGTAGCAGTCGCTTCGGCCTCGCCTTGATGCAGTCGATGTGAACACCGACACCTCTGTCGAGCGGGCCGTAGCTCCAGGCTTCCTCCAGCCGGTCCACCGCTTCGCTCATCCACTGGCGCGTCTTGGCGTCGGTGGCTATCCCCATGTGTGCGCCACGCCGGACGGCGCGGCCCGCGCCCTTCCCGCGCGGCTCTCCTGGCAGTCGGACATCGAGCAAGACCTCACCCATGACAGCCCCTCCATCGGCGGCCGCAGTCGCGCCACCAGAGCAACGTCCAGGCGACCGCGATCACCAGCGCGGGGACGCGCCGGTCGATCACCCACAGCGCGACCGCGAGCCCGACCGCGATCGAGGTCGCCCCCCTGTCGAGGCCGGAAACTGGGTGGTCGTCGGATCGGACCGCCCCGCCTGGCGGAAGATTCCCGCGAGAGGTTCCGCGCTCGCCTTTGGGCCGGCGGGCCTCGAGGGAGGTTCCGCGCTCGCCCGGAGCTCCGCGCTCGCCCGGAGAGGTCACGCGCTCGTCCTTCACGCGCGCTCGTCCCTTCGCTTCGCCCGCCCGCGCAGGCTGCGGACCTGGCCCTCCGCGAGTTTCAGCCTCGCCTTGAGGTCGCGGATCTCGGCTTCCAGCTCCGCGCGCGTCGGTTGCTTCTTGTAGCCGCGGCGCTCCCAGGAGGCAGGGTCTTTGGTCATGCGCGCTCGTCCTTCTGAGCCAGCGCCACGCGCCGCGCCTCGATCGCGCTCGCCAGCGCCTCGGCCAGTGTCGCGCCCGTGTAGGTGAACCCGTCTACCCATATCCGCTCCAGCCCTAGCGCGCCTTCGCCACCGCAGGCGATCTCAACCGACGTACCGATGGGGCTTCGCAGCTCGTTCAGCAGATCCATGGTCGCGCTCGCCTCATGCCGTCGCTCGAGCCGCCCCGCGAGCTCGCGGATCGCTTCGCGGACGACCGGCGTCACGTCGGGCTTGACCATCGTGTAGCGCGCGCTCGCCAGGAACAGGGCCGCGCGGCGCGCTCGCCGGATCAGGTGGAGGTCCGATAGCTCGAACAGCGCGGTCGTGCGTTTCGGGAAGGGCCACATGGTCATGCCTCCGGGGTTGGGATTCGCCACGTTGCAGCGCGGCGCTTCGTGATCGAACAGGGGCGCGCGCGGCGGCGCTCCACGCGGCCAGCCTTCTCCAGCTCCCCGAGGCGGCGGCCGAACGTGCGCCCCATGACGCCCGCCAGGTCCTCCAGCTCCGCGCACGTCCGGCCGGGATACGCGCGCACCGCGAGGAGCGTCCGCTCCTGCATCTCGCCCAGCCGGCGCGCGGCGTCGGTCGCGCCCTGCTTGCTGGTCGCGGGGTCCTGGTTCCGGCGCAGCTTGTGGCGGTCGTCGTCGGGGTAGTAGCCGAGCCTCGCTTGTCCCATCAGGGACCTCCGTAGGGCCAGATGCCGGGAGGGCTGTCGCGCAGCCGGTCAGCTGCGCGCCGGTAGCGGCCCAGCCACCATCGCCGGAGGAGGAGCAGCCCGTAGATCGCCGCCGCCGGAAGGACGTACTCCCAGCCGTTCATGTCGGTTCGTCGCAGCCGTTCTGGTCAAGCAACAGCCGTGCGATCAGGTCGATCAGCATGTCGCGCTTGCCGTAGAAGGTGAAGTAGGGCGAGCCGCCCACTACCGGCCCGACGCGGACGGTCCAGTTGGCGCGATGGCCGAGGCGGCCCGCCTGCTCATCGACTTGGACGGTTTGGAGTTCGCCGTTCATGTCGATTCGCCGTCGCCGTGGTAGGCCATCGTAACGGGCGCGATCTCGGAGAGCAGGCAGTGGTGCGGGTACTTGCGGCAGTCGCACTTGAGTTCGTTTTCCGCCCGCTCCAGCAACGCCATCGCCCGCGTGTACGACGCGACCGCCAGCGGGAGGTCGGTGTCGAGGGCGACCTCTACCACCATATCGTTGTGAGCCTCGGCGGCGGCGTCCTGCCACCCCATGTCTCCGTAGCTATCCGCCCGCGCCAGCGCCTCGCCCGCCTGCTCCTTGCTCATCATCGGGTCAGTCATTGGGGGCAGTTCTCCTCGGCGTCTCGTGGCGTGCGAACGGGGTGCGCCTTTCGCGGGCAACCACACACGTCGCATTCATCAATGGCAGGATCCTCGATGTCCCACGCGGACCACGGAACAAACGACGGGCAGAAGTCGCCACCGTCGCGCTCGGCACCACACCGCAGACACGCGATCATCGTGGAGTCGGGGTTGATGTGCCGGTAGGACAGTGTGTGCCCGAACACGCGACACATCCACGGTGGCCAGACCATCACCCACCTCCCCCGGTGGCGGCCTTTGCGTGGACGCGGTTGTAGTGGTGGTACACACCTTCCGGCAGGAAGTAGGAACCGCACTCCGGGCAGGCGGCGTGGATGCTCACGCACTTGCACCCGTGTTCCGCCTGATGATGTTGGTCGAGGCCGATCACGGACACCCTCTTGCCGCACGTTGGACAATGGATCTTGCTCATCATCGGGTCAGTCATCCTCTCACCATCCTGTAAGTGAAGGCGAGGATCGCAACGGGAACGAGCAGAAACATCCCGATGAGCCACCACGTGATGAAGTCCTCCGGGTCAACGCGCCGCCACGGGTCCATCACCCACCTCCCCCGCTCGCGGCGTCGGCGGACTTGATCTCGGCGGCGATGGCGTCACCGGCCTCGATGCTCATGAGGTAGTGCGGCACGCCCTCAAACTGGATCTCCTGCCCGTCGCACACCTCCCGCAGCAGGTCGAGCAGCCGCACGATCTCCGCGCGGGTCTCGATGTGCCGGTCCACCTCCGTACCCAGCAGACGGTTCAGTTCGTCGCGCTCGGACTTCAGCGATCCCACCTGCGCCTTGTACGACTCGACCTCGGCGCGCAGGCGGGTGTTCATCCGCCTAGCCTCATCCAATCGGTCGAGCAGTTTCACGTCGTCGCCCACGCACACGTCGGGGGTCGGGGTGTCAGTCATCGTCGGTTCCTTTCTCGATCGCGCTCGCCATCGCGCACTGGGAGCAGCCGGCGCGCCGCTCCCACTCGCGGAGGTGGTACGTGTTCCCGCAGTCCGCGCACTGGGTCGCGTTCTCGACCTTCAGCTTCGTCTGATGCTTCTCGCACGTCTCGAGTACGCGCATCTCCACCGTCGCCTGCCCCTCTGTGTCGCCGCAGGACGGGCACGGCGAGGCCACGTCGCCGCGAGCCCCCGGCGAGCTCGGCGGCGGCGTGGCCGACGTCTCAGGGATCCCCAAGGCTGGATCAGCCGTCACGCGCGGGGAGGAAACCGGCGGGCTGGGCCCGGAGGGCCCGCCGGTTTCCCCTCTCTCTCTCTCTCTACCTCTGTCGTTGGGTGTCCCGTTTTCGTCCGCTTGCTTGCCGGACACTTTGCGGACACGGGCCGGACGGGGCTTGGCGCGGCTACGTGCCCGTCTACGGGTGTCTAGCGCCCGTTTCTTGGCACTGTCGCTGTTGTGCTCGCCCCACTTGGGCACGGTCAGTCCGCCGTTGTCGGCCTCCAGCCAACCCGCCTCCACCATCGCCTTGGTGAACCCCGGGAGGTGCACAAACCCGTCCAGCCACGAACCTGTCCCGCTCGGAGCGTGACCGTCCACGGTCTGCTCGTTGAACCACGACCACAGCACCCCGAGGCACCCGCAGACGTGCTCGACAGGGACCGCCAGGTCCCCCGCCATCTTGATGACCGCGGGATCGTCCTTCAGATCACACCGCAGCTTGATCCAGTCGCCAGCCATTGCCGCTCTCCTCGATCCGCCCGGGCCGGAGGGCCGCCATCACCCCTCCGGCCCGGTGGCCCTTACTCCGCGTCCAGCACCTCCTGGTGGAACGCCTTCCAGCCCGCGCGCCACGCGAGGTATTCGGTCTTCTGCCCCATGTCGTTGTAGGGGTTCAGCTTGATGGTGTCGCCGGCGTCGGCCGCCGCGCGCCCCATCGTGAACGCCTCCTCCTGCTCCGGCGTGGGAAGGCCGTCGTCCTCCTCCGGGGGAAGCTCCGTGGGCGGCTCGGGCTCCGGCTCGGGCGCGAGATCCCTGAGCGGGATCTCCTCGGCGGCCACGGGCGGGGGCTCGTCCTCCGGCGGCTCGGGCGGCGGGGCGTCGTCCTCGGCCGGGAAGGGCTGGGCGGGCGGCACCTCGTCCTCGAGCTGGTCCGCGAGGTTGTCGGTGCGCGAGCCCTCCGGCTCGGCCGCCTTGAACCAGTCCCCGACCACGCTCATGGAGTCGCCCAGCGAGGTGTGGATCTTGCCCAGCTGAACCAGCTGCGCGGGCGTGATCGACTCCACGCGCCGCTGGAGACGAGCCTCGATCTGCGCCTTGGTGACGCCGTGCTTCCCGAACGCCTCGACCATCCGCTTGATGGCGTCGGGCGAGCAGTCCACCTTCGACTTCAGCGTCAGCTCGCACTGGGCCACGGCCGCTTCCGCGACGTCCCCGGGCATGACCGCCAGGAGACAGGAGCGCAGCCGGCGCGCGCCTTGGTTGGCGTTGTTCTCGTACACGTCGCGCGGGTCCGTCAGCTTCGTGGTGCCGCCACGCGCCGAGCGCAGATGCTTCACCGTGAACGTGCGCTCGCTCTTGGTGTTCGTCTCCAGGTCCCACGCATACGCCTGCACCACGCTCTCGCCGTGCGCCTGCGACACCTCGCGGACGCCGTACTGCATATTGCCCCAGTTGGCGGCCATCACCTCGGCCAGTCGGATCGACGGGCCTGTGATCGCCGTGCCACCACGCGAGTAGTCGTAGGTGGCCTTCTCCGCAAGGCTGACTCGAGTGCAAGCGTCCAGCACCCGATCCATGGCGTCCTTCTGGTTGCGGCGGTTGCTGCGCGCGAGGATCATCGCCGCCTGCACCTCCGCGATCGCGCGCTGGCTGTCGGTGTGCGCCATCGCCGTTTCTTCCTCGGCGCGCGCCGAGATGCCGAACGGGTTGGCGACCGCGACGTTGCCGGGGTCCTGCTTCTTCTTGTCCTGGGCCACGGGTGGCCTCCTTTCGTGGGGGTGCGCCGTTACTGCGCGCGCGAGCTTGTCTGCGTGGTCCGGTACACCTCGATGCCGCCGACCATCTTCTCGGCCGGCTTGCCGAGGTTCTTCACCGTGGCGGCGATCAGCTTCTCGTGCGGGACGAGGTAGTCCGGCTTCACCTCCTTGGGGTTCGTGAACCGGAACGCCCACACCTCCTTGACGCCGACACCCTTGACCTTGACCGGGGCTTTCACGGGCGGGGGGGCTTCGGCCACGGCGGGGGTTTCGATCACCGCCTCGGCCTCGTCGTCGTGCCCCTCCTTCTCCAGCCGCTCGGCCTCGCGCAGCCGCTCCTCCTCGGCGCGCGCGCGTTCCGCGGCCTCGGCCCTGCGCTGCTCCTCCTCCGCGATGCGGCGCTGCTCCATCACGTACTCGGAGATGGACGCCTTGAGAACGCGCTCCGCTTCCTTCAGCGGCCGCTCGATCTTGTGGCGCTGATCCATGATCTCGCGCTTGGTCTTGTCGGCGGCCTGCTGCATCGGCTTGAAGGTGGCCTCCACCTCCTTCAGCACGGCCTTCACGCGCGTCCGCAGGAACTCGCCGGCCTCCTGCGCCTGGTCGTCCGTCTCGATCACGATCGCCTGTGCCTCTGTGACCAACGCGGTCGCGTCGGCCTGCACCTCGTCAATGGCGATGGCATCGTGCACGTCGTCAAGCTCACTCATGTTCGTCCGTCTCCTCGGTCGTGGGGGTGAAGTCCTCGTAGAAGGTCGGCCGGAACACCCGGCCAGAACCCTGAATCTTCCATGTGATCTTGAAGCCGGGACCGCAGATGCCGGGGCTGTCCCCGATGATCGACTGCACCCGCTGGGCCCATATGGACTCGCTGTGCTCTGCCCTCATGCGGGCCTGCGCGTCCAGGTAGAAGTAGTCGACCACCGCGCGCTCCTCGTCGTCCACCTCGCGCAGCTGGTCCGTCGTCGTGTTGTGCGGGAACAGCGAGCGCAGCAGCCGGTCGGCTCCCTCGCTCCCGTCCCACTCGGGGAACACCTCGGGCTTGAGATGGTTCTCGTAGAACTCCGTCGCGCGCGCGATCAGCGCCTTCTCGAGCCGCGCGTTCCGGTGCAGCCCGTCGTAGATGCGGAAGTCGTCCAGCGAGCCCACGGCAGCCACAAGGTCCGCGCCCTCTGTCTCGCAGCAAGCGGTCTGGATCGCGCACTGGACGATGTACGCCTCGGGCACCCCGTCCGGTGCCTCGCGTGGGTCCTGCCAGCCGCGACGGGTCCGGCTCGTCTTGGCCTCCACGTTGCGCCGGTAGTCGGCCCACGCCTGATCGGGCGAGCACGACAGCCACGGCAGCGTTGGGTGCGTGACGCACCACCAGCGCGGCACGTCCAGAAGCTCGACGCCCGTCCGTTCTGCGTAGGCGCTGACAAGGAAGGGCTCCATCGCCGTGCCGCGGCTCATCGCCGCGCTGCTCTCGTCCCCGTAGTCGGGGTCCACCTTGTCCATGAATACCGACATGGCCGTGCGCCCGAAGTAGGGCAGCCCCACGATGGCGATCACGTCCGTCGCGCTGATCGTCGTGCGCTTGAACGCCAGCCACTCCTCCTTGCTGTCGAACGTGACGATGCGGTCGCGGAAGTCGCTCACAGGATGAACGAGAGCGCGGCGAGTGTCGCGCCGACGCCCACCAGGACGCCGACACAGAAGCCCTTGATCGCCCACGTTGTCCTGTCCTGGGCGCTCACTTCATCTCGTCCGCTTGGAACCCGTTGCGGATGGCGTCACCGTGGAACTGGACGGTGCCAACCGACCACGCCGGCAGCGGCGGCGCGTACAGCATCGGCGGGTGCCAGCTGTCAGTCGGAACCAGCAGCATGTGGCCGGGCGGCTTGGTCGCCTCGACGATCAGTTCTTCAAGCCGTCGCGCCTCGACGCTGCCCTCCTCGCCGTCGATGGCCTTGCCGATGCCGATGCCGACCGGGAAACCGATGACGACGCCGATGACGAGCAGACGCAGGTACTCATAGAGCGGACTCATGGCTGTCTCCTGGTAGTGGCTCACGCGCGAGAGAACAGAAAGGGAAGAAGGGTAGGGGGCGGCCGGTGCGTTAGCGACCGCCCAAACTCTCGCGCGCGAGCCGAATAGGAAAACGGCCCCAAGCGCGGGAGAGGACCGAGGAGGCACTCAACACCGCGCGAGGGACCTGGCGGCGGCGACCGTCGTGCGAACGTCGCCGTCGTTTCAGCTTGGGGATCGTGGGCCAGATGAGGCCCACCGTTTTCCTCGGTCCTCATGCCCAGCACTCTAGCACCGCGCGGTCCCGCGCGGCGGGCACGATGAAACAAACCGGCGGCCCCCCCGCCTTGCCCACAAGGGGGCCGCCAGCGGCCCTAACCGGCCCCGGTAGCCGGCGCGGCGGGTTCCAGCGCCGCAAGGCCCATCCTCGCCGTCAGCAGCCGCGCCACCAAGTCCGCGTCAAGCTCAGGGCTGTCGCGCAGGAACCGCTTGGCGACCTGGAGGATCAGCGGGTCCGGCTCGACGCCATCCGCAACCAGGACGCTATCGAAGCCGAGCACCGCCAGCGCCGCAGCCCTCGCGCCTTCCTGGTCACCGTTCAGCGTGTAGTCCACGTAGACCTGCGTCAGCTCCGCGAGCATCGAACCGCCCGGAACGTCCAGCACCTCGCCCAGCGCGGCCGTGAGCCCCGTCGCATCTCCCGTCTCGTTGTAGTCGTCGATCGCGAGCCCGATCAGCAGCGTGTTTCGCATCTCGGGGGACATCCCGCCGCCGGAACTTGTGCAGGCGGACAGGGACAGGGCGAGCAGGCAGAGCAGCAGGGCGTGACGCATGGCCTCGATCTCCTATGGGGGTGTGCCGAACGATGGCCCGAGCATCGCACCGGGCCGGCGCACCTTCAACCGGCCGCCCACAAGATGAGCAGGATCACCACCGCGAGGATGATCTCGGGCAGCCACGGGCGCGGCGGCTCATTCGCTGGCGGCTGCACCCTTCGCCCCGCCAGCGAGCTCGTCATCAGAACTTGCCATCGGGATCGGGGACGTTGCTGGCCCGCATGAGAGCGCCGATCCTCCGCTCGCACCGCTCCAGCGACTTGTGGTGTTCACCTTCCTGGGAGTGGGCGTACGCCATCGCGTCCAGCTTCCGGTGGACTTCCTTGATCTCGTGGTGGTACGGGCACGGCTTCCCGTTGCCATTCTTCCGATGCGTCAGATACATATTCAACCCCCACAGTGCGGCCAGCAATAACAGGCCCGTCGCGGTCAGGTCGGTACTCGTGAACGGCGTCGTCACATCCATCGCTTCCACGCTCCCCTTATCAGGTGTCCCAGTTTCCCCAGTTCCCACAGGATCGCCGCGCCGATCATCATTCGGCCAACGAACTCAATCCACGCGCCTATCATCGTCGCTGAACCGCCTGTCGGAACTCGGGAAGCTGCATCCCAAGGATGGTCGCGTGCAAGATGCTGCCCGCCCCGCCCGTGCCGCTGAACGCAGCCGTAGCGCGAATGGCGAGAACATCATACAGCTCGGCTTTTGAGTAGTCCCGGTACTGGAAGGGCATCACACCGCGCTGGTTGCTGGTCGCCGCCAGCGGGGCAATCGGGTTGAAGGACGAGTCGTAGTAGCTCACCTCGTAGACCGTGGCATCGTCTTCGTTGAGCAGCACCTCAAGCGTCAGCGTTGCATCGGTGAGCGTGCCGTCCTCGACGTAGCGCAGCGCCACCAGCAACGGCACAAGCCCCTGCGCGGAGAGCGGCGTGATCCAGTCGCCAGAGACAGACCCGGTGCAGGCCGTCCCCGTCACGTCCAGCGTGACCCCGTGGAAGCCGGTGTTGACGAGGGTGGGTTCTACGTCAGTCATCGCCGCTGCACCGCCGTCCTAAGGTCTTCAGCAAACCTCCCCAGCATCGTCAGCTTGACGTAGCTCCCCGCGCCGCCCGTCCCCGTGAGGCCCATGCCTGCGCTGATGCTCGTCATCCCGTGCCACACAGATTTGGCATCGTCGTACCGCTGAAACGGAACGATGGCCGCAACGTCGGGGGTGTTGCATGTGAAGTTGAGCTTTTGCAGGCCACCCGTAATGTAATCCATCCAGTAGGTCTGCGCGTCCCCTGCGATCTTCCCGGTGGCGGTTGTGGAACTGTTCGTGAGCGTTCCGTCTTGGTGGTAGTGGTAGGCGAGAGCCATCGGCACCAGCCCAAGCGTGTCCAGGTCAAGCACCTGCCCGCTGTGACTCCCCGTGCAGGCCGTCCCCTCCAGGTCAACAAGAACAGCGTGCCACCCGCTGTTGGAGTAGACCGGCTCGATGTCGGTGACGGCCATTCACACACCCTTCGCCGCCTGCTTGGCGTCCCACTCGGCCTTGTCCTTGGTGTCCTGCGCCGCCTGATCGGCAGCCCAGATCGGCGCGTACTGCTCGGCTAGCAGCTTGGCAGCCAGCAGCTTCGTGAGCAGGTTCACCTTCCGCCACGCGAGGTCGTTCGGGCAGAAGCCCGCGACATCGCCGGGGCCGAGGCCCGCGATCTCATCCTGGGCAAGATCCGTGACCATCGTGATGTCGTCCAGCGGGAACATCTGCCCACAGACGGTGCAGGGTGCCTGCGTCGGCGCGGGTTTCGGATCGGTCATGGCATCCCCAAGATGTAGACGGTGATGTTGGTGCCCCCGCCGAGCGTTAACTCGTCTACGCGCGGGCGGAAGTGAGTCGCGGGGTAGGCCGGGGTGGTGCCCTTGACCACGCCGTCTCCGGTGATCGCGCGTGTGTGCGTCAGGTCGGATATCTCAGTCCAGTTAACCGCGTCGAGGCTGTACTCAAAGCGCACATCCCATGAGGTTACGGTCCCGTTCTCCACCACGCACACCGACCAGTCCCTGCAAGCATTGAGGCCGAGATCCATGACGAGGCCGTCGCCGGACGCCGTGAACTCCTCCGACGTCCGCTGCGGAAGCGGCCCGAGCGGCACCAATGCTCGGCGCAGCACCTCGGGCGTGAGATCCCTGATTCGCTTCGCCATCGGTTACCTCTTGTTGTAGTCGCGGAAGCCCAGCAGCGCGCTCGGCGCATCGCCGCGGAGCATCTGCTCAAACGCCTCGGCACCCTCGACGAGCGCCCCGGTCGGCCAGTGGAACAGGTTGCCCGCGAACAACGCGCTGTTCTTCCACAACCCCTTGTCCAGCTTGCCCTGTCCGATCTGCTGCGACATGGCGATGCCGGTCTGCACCGCACCCAAGCCCGCCGGCCCGCGGTACGGGTAGCCCTGAATCGGCCCCGACGCCTCGCGCAAGATCGGCACCATGTCGGCCATCTCCCCGAAGCCCATGCGGATGAACCGCTCCATGATCTCGTCGGGATCGTCGTCATCCCCGAGCCCAGCCATGGCGGCCAGCGCCACGACGGCGGGCGTCGTGAAGTAGAGGATCGACAGGTCCGCGAGGAAACGCGCGTACTCGATGCCGTTCTCGTAGGGCGTCCCACCCTTGAAGCTACGGCGCTGCGCGGACAGCCGCGTGAGGTTGAACTTGATCCCGGCGTCGGTGAAGAACGTGGTGAGCACACGGAGCAATGGGTTGCCACGCTCCCACCACGACAGGTCGACCGACTGGCCGCCGCCCTGCGTGTCCTTCACCGCCTGGTCCGCCCGCTGGATCGCCTCGGCCTCCCACTCCTTGAGGTCGACGCCCGCGCCCATCTCGCTCATCGTCTTTTCGTACTGCGCGAGCCACGTAATCAGGTCGGCACCGAACTGCATCCGCGCCAGCATCCAGAAGGCGTACTCGTTCGCGGCGTTCATGAACTCGCGCTGCACCTCCTGGCGCATCTCGTTCAGCTCGCGCTGGAACGATCCGTTCAGTCGCCCCTTCATGAAGGAACTGACGCTCATCACCCACGCGGGCGTGTCGACGGCCGACCCCTTGTGGTGGAACAGCCACCGCTTGACGCCCACGCCGATCCAGTGCGCGCCCTCGGCCGGCGTGTCACCGATGCGGACGACGGTTGCGCGCAGCCCGTACCACTGTTTCAGGGCCGAGACGAGGCGGAACCCGAGGCGCGCGATCACCGTGCCGTAGCGCAGGTACGCGAGCACCTTCTCCAACCCCTCGCGGCTGCCCGCGCTGCCCGCCGCGACGTCGGTCACCCAGTGGTTCAGCTTGCGGATCGCCGCAGGGCCGTAGTGCTTCTCGATGATCTTGTGCACGTCCTTGTTGCCAAGGATGCGCCGCACGTCGAGCACGGCCTCGCGCACCGACAGCGCGTGAACCACGTCCGCGAGGTGTTGTGTCACGACACCGCGGTCCAGGCGCAGCGCCCGGTCCACGTGCTCCTTGCGCGTCTTGGTGAAGCCGAGCCGCATCATCTTGAACAGCGCCGAGCCTCGGTACGTCTCGCTCGCCCACTCGTCCAGCTCCGTGGCGTTCGGGCGCGTGTCCGAATACATCAGCGGCATATACCCGCCCGAGAGCTCGACCTCGATCCCGTCCGAGGAGGTCATCGTGAAGGGGAGGTGTTCGACGGCGCGCGGCCGGACGCCGGTCAGGCGCGCGTGTTGCTCCTCGATCTCTGCCCAGAACGACTCAAAGAGGTCCCAGCGTCCCTGAACGAACTGCCACTCCGCGGCGGTCATCGTCTGAAGCACCGCGGCCAGCTGCTCCTTCGACAGCCCCATCAGCAACCGTTGGCGGCCCTGCGGGTTACCGAAGTGCCCCGCGATCGACATCACATCTTCGCGCGAGAGGTTCAGCCCTGCGATCACCTCGCGCCGGTTGATCTTGCGCTGGTACTCCTTGCTGAAGCTCGCCTTGTAGAGCCCGACCAGCGCGCGGTGCACCTCGATCAGTCGCTCGGCCCCGACGTCCACCGCCTTGTTGAGCCGCGCGACCACGTGCGATGCCATCGGCCCGCCGTCCACGTCACCGTCCATCGCGCGCGCGTAGAAGCCCGCCTTCACGCCGCCGGCCCACACGTCGTCCATCAGATCCATCGCCCGCTCGCGCTTGTTGCGCGCGCCGATCCCGCGCACGATCGCCTTCTTGCTCGCCTTCACTGTCGGGACGATCTGCTTCACGATGTCCAGGAGCGTCCGCTTCTGCTTCGCCTTCAGCATCCGCACCTTGTTCTTGGCAACGTGGTGGATCGACGCCACCGCGTCGTAGAGGTCCGCCAGCTCCTCGACCGTCATGTCCCGGTAGTTTTTGCGGAACGCCTCGTCGAGCAGCTTCTCGGGGATGTCCATCTCGCGGAAGTCACCGACCTCGCGCGCCTGCTTCCGCTGCCCCTCCACCCAATCGCGCAGAGACTTCAGCCGATCCAGCCCAGGACCCGAGCGCCGCACAAAGCTGAACCGCTCGAGGAGCGCCATCACCTGCGGGAAGTAGGTGTGGCCGGCCTTGTTCAGCGTCTTGGCGATCTCGCCCTTCTCGTCGGCGGCCTTACTGAGCCAGCGGCTCTGCCGCTCGACGTGCGTCAGCATCTTGGTCGACTCGATGAACGCGAGCAGGTTCCACCGCTCCAGCCGCTTGGCCTCGGCCGCGCCATCCCAGTCCCCGACGCGCCACCTGGCGGCAGACTTGTTGCCCTCGCGCCCAGCGGCCGAGAGGAACGCCTGCGGCTGGAGCGCCGAGATGGGCAGCGGCCGGAGGAAGGCCAGCACGGACGCCTTGATCTCTGCCTGACTGGGGATGCGGTCCACAGCGGCCCGCCTGTGGCGCTGTAGCTCCCTGTGCTCGTCCTCGAGCTGCTTCACCCGTTCCTCGTTGGCGACCGCCTTGCGGCGCAGGGTGCGGATCTGACGGGTCCCCAGCAGCTCGGGGAACTCGTTGCCAAGCTCCTGCTGGGCCATCGTTTCGACGAGGCTCGGCTTGTCCAGGGCGATCGACATACGACGGGCCATCTCGTCGCCGCTGCCGAAGCCCCACTCCTCGGCGGCCTGCTCCACCGGGACCCCGCCTTGGTTCGTCAGGACCCCCGCGTCCTCCAGGCGCTCGACCACCTTCGGGGAGCGCACGTAGGGCTGCCCTGTCTCGGCGCTGATGACGGTCAGAGCCTCGACCACTGAAGCCTTGTCCAGCTTCATGGTCGACAGCCCCTCGGGCAGCGGCGAGCCGTCCGGCATCGTGCCGTGAGCCATGGCCGAGAGCACCACCGACTCGGGGAGCTCGTCCACGCGCTTCGCGGCCTTCGCCCGGAACTCCTCCATCTTCTCCTCGCGCGCCGCCGCGCGGGCCTCGTTGTGGAGCACCTGTGCGCCCAGCTCCGCGCGCGCGATGTCGCCGGCCGCGGCCACGTGCTTCAGGTACGTGGCGCGATCGGCCTCGTCCATGCCCGCCAGGATCTCGTCGGAGAGCCCCGTGCCGCCAAGCTCGTACTCGGCCGCCGCGATCTCGTCGTCGGTCGCCAGCAGCCGCGCGGCGATCCCCCTCATGTCGTCGTTGAGGTCGATGTCCTTGTCGTCGAGGTTGCGGAACAGGCGGATCAGCCACCGCTCGGCCGAGGCGAACGCCGGACGCAGGCGCGCGGACGGGCTCTTGCCCTCCAGCACGAAGAACATGAAGGCGTCCGCGAACTTCTCATGCTCGGGCTCACCGATCTCGGCGCGACTGGTGACGTTGAGGAAGGACAGGATGAACGTCCAGTCGTCCTTGAAGGCGTCACCGAACTCGGGATCTTCGGCCAGGTCCCCCATGGCCTCGAGCCACACGTGCCCCATCTCGTGAAAGAAGGTCGAGCGGTTGGCGTTCTCGTAGAACGCGACGGTGAACGCGCGCCGTCCGTGCTCGTCGGGCGTGGCGAAGTAGGTCGTCGCGCCGCGCGGGCCGCCCGTGCCGCCGCGGCCCTGCTGGCGCGTGATCGTCTCGCGGTCAAGGTCGCGCACGACGAGCGCGGGGAAGCTGGTCTTGCCAAGGATGTGCAGGGCTCCCGCACGGTGCTGGCCTTCCAGCAGGTACGGCCCATCGGCGTGTCCGTCCTGCACGACGATCAGCGGGTCGATGCGGCCTGACTCGCGGATCTCCTCGGCCAACGCCTCGGCGCGGCGGAACTGGTGGCTGCCGTAGTAGAGCTGCTGTGGGTCGAAGCTGAAGTCGGACATCGGGATCTCGCGGACGCCGACCTCCTCGTAGTCCTCGCCCAGCGAGGCGCTGATGGAACTGGCGTTGGGGATGTCCTCGCCCACCTCGAGGCCGTCCACGATGCCGCCGCGAACCTGCGGATACTCCTTGTCGTCCTCCACGGGAGCGGCCTGCGCTTCCTCCTGGCCCATCCGCGTCGGCTTCTCGCGCTTCGGGAACGGCGACTCGCCAGCGAGCACCGACTGGTGCATCGTCCGCGGCTTGCCGACTTGCATGATGTCCCGCCCCAGCAGCACCGCCTCCAACGCCTCGGCCATGCGCGGGCCAGTCGGCACGAAGTATCGCCGCTTCCCGCCGTGCGTCTCGATGAACACGCCCGCCTTTTGGAGCGCGTCCATGTTGGCGAACGTCGGGCCGGCCACCTCGATGCGCGTCTCCTTCGCCGCCGTCACGGCCTGGATCACCCAGTTGTTCGACAGCACCGCGCGGTCCCCCGCGAGGATGCGGCGGCCCAGCTCCGCGGGCTCCATCTCCAGCTTCGGCCGGCCCACGCCCAGCCTCTCCAGCGTGTAGCTCAGGTCCCGCTCGGGGATCTCGCGCCCGATCACGCGCGTCCCGCCCGGCATCGTGATCCGGTAGACCTTGCCCTTGTCCGGCAGCCTGTCCCATATCGGGAGCAGCATCCCCGTCAGGAGGTGCACGTCCGTCTCCTCGGTGGCGGGCGTCTTGTCGTACCGCTCGGTCCACATCCGCTCCAGCTGCGCCTCGTCGGTGACGTTCGTCCAGTTGTTCCCGTGCCCCGACAGCTGGTAGTCCATGACGTCGGACCCGCGCCCGCCTGGTCCGTACATGGAGCGCACCACCTCGACGTTGCCGCCCGACGTGGTGCGGTTCCGCTTCGGGCCGGCCGACCAGACGAAGCCGCTCTTGTTGTTCACCCAGAACGAATCCGCGGGGTAACGCTTCTGCGCCTGCTCCCACGGCACACGCGGCTTGTCGTTCGTCGTCGTGACCGACAGGAGCTCCGTCTTGGCCTTCGTCTCGTCGTCCTTGCGGACCTCGGTCACGCTGTTCACCTTGACCGACTTCGCGCGGAGCGTCTGCATCCCCGTGTCGAGCGTTCCGTTTTGGGTCGCGTCCGCGATCATGGCGACCATCAGGTTGTTGAAGCCCTCAAACCACGCCGTCTGCCTGTCCGTCGTCGTGGACAGGATGCGGTTCAGGAACTTCGGGACCTCGGGCACCTTAGCGTCCACCACGTTGCCCGCTTCGGTGAGGATGCCCGTAATCCCCAGCTCCTCCACCAAGTCCTCGGCCTCGATGCCGTCCACCCTGCCGTTGACGATGTTGTTGATGAACTGGCGCACCGCGGGGTTGCCGTATGCGCCCTCGAGGTTGTCCGCTTCGGTGAACAGGGACGCACCCGCGTCTCGCTGGCCCTTGGTCAACGCGCCCAGCTGCTCGATGCGCCGCGCGATGGACGACACGAACCGCTTGTGACCGGGGAGGTCCGTCTGGACGAGGATGTATTCGGGCGGCTGCGCTTGGTTGGTCCGGTGCGTCCGGCCGAGCCCCTGGATCGTGTCGTTGGCGATCCAGCCCGACTGCACGACGTAGTGCCTGCGGAGCCGCTGGTTCTTCGCGCCGAGGTCGGCGTGGTAGCTGCGCCCCGTCCCGCCCTTCTTGGTGAAGATCAGGATGGGGATGCGGTCGCCCATGAAGTCGTCGGCCGCCGCCTTGTTCTCGGCCTTCTCCTTGCGCTTGACCACAACCTGCCGGCCGTCCACGAACTCGACGCGCTGCTTGCGCCCGGTGATCTCGCCCACCCGCTCCGAGCCGAACTCCTGATAGATCATGTCGACCGGCCCGAGCGGGATGCGAAGCTCATCCAGGTCGAGCAGCAGCTCGTCGCGCATCCGCACGGCTTCCTGGTTCAGTACGGGCTTGCCCTCGCTGTCGGTCACGGGCCGCTTGAACGGCTTGCCGTCCGGCCCGACCACCTCCTCGTACTGCTGCACAGGAAACGCCTTCTTCACCATCTCGATGAGGTCACCCTTGGGCGAGAGGTCGTAGTCGAACGACGCCTCCTCATCAATCTCCCCAGCCGCGACCTGGCGCTTTCGCTCAGCCTCCAGCCGCTCCAAGCGTTCGCCGTAGTGGTTGATCAGCTGGATCACAACCGAATGCCCGGCGTCGATGTCGGCGTGCATCTGCTTGAGCGTCGAAGGCATCGCCATCGACGTCATGATCTGGTCGAAGAACCGTTGGTTGAGCCCCCAGTATTGGCCCTTCCATCGCTTGTTCGCCTCCTTGCCGCCCTCGGTAATCTGTGTCGCCGCGACCATGTTCTTGTGGACGATCTGCCACGCCTCGGCCACGCGGTTGTAGATGGTCGTCTGCTCGTCGGTGAGGTTGTGCTCCAGGCGCTCGTACTTGACGCCCTTCATGGAGATGGCGCGCGCTGTGTAGAGCCCGCGCTGCTTCAGCTCGCGCGCGATCTGCTCCATGGTGGCGAGCCCGCCCTTGCCGATCTTCGCCACGAACTCGAGCACGTTGCCGAACGCCGTCCCCTCGCCCCACAGTCCAAGGCGCTCGGCGTAGGCGAGGTTGTGCACCTCGGTTGCGCCCGTCGCGGATGCGTAGACGAGGCGGCCGAGCGGGTGCGTGTCTTGAGCGTAAAGGCCGGATAGCGCCGTGGCCGATGGCCCCTTCCCGCCCTTCTTCTGCGCGATGGCCGAGCCCATCTTGTGCGACTCGTCGAACACGATCACGCCGTCGAACTCTGCGGCGGCCTCCTCGGACTCCGTGCCTAGCCACTCGCGGATCTGGTCGAGGCGGGACACCTTGCCTTCGTCCGTGATGGCCTCGCCGTCCGGTAGGTACTGCGCCCCAACCTTCAGGGTGTCGTAGTTGACGAACACCACGCCGTCCTGGTTGGGGATCTTCCCCGTGTTGGCCTTGACCTTCTTCATGTTCATGAGCAGCGCCGGGTCGCCGCCCATCGAGCCCCACTCCCTCACCGCGTCGTCGTACAGGTCCTTGCTGGCCGATACCCACACGTGGCGCTTGCGCCCGTGGTTCATGTTGTCCATCAGGATGGCGATGATCTCGCGCGTCTTGCCGACGCCCGTGCCGTCACCCGCGAAGAAGCCTTGGCGCTTGCCGTTGGGGAGGATGACTTCAAACGCCTGCCCCGCGAGCGCGGCCGTCTCCAGCTGCGCGTTCGACGCGCCCGCGATGGCTTCCTTCGACAACCGGAGGTCGTGCTTGATCTCGGGGAAGCTGACCGACGCCATGGCCGCGCTCTCGACCAGCGGCGATGGGTGAGGGCTCGCGCCCTTGACGGCGATGGCCGGAGCGTAGGTGTCGAACACGCCCGCCTCGTCGTCGGCCTCCGCGATGAACTCCGCGCCCTTCTCGATGAGGGCTTCGTCCTGGGGCGACTCCTCGGCCGCGGTGTCCTCTACGCCGGAGGGTGCTGCACCGGCAGCGTCGTCGCTGGCGGGTAGTCCTCCTGCGTCTCCCCCAGCCGGCTGTGCAGTTGCTCCACCAGTTGCTTGCCCGCCTCCAGCGGCTCCAGGTGATCCAGCGGCATCTGCGGGTCCCCCAGCTGCTCCATCGCCGCTTGCGGGTCCGTCGCCGCCAGCAGGCGCAGGTCCGCGATCTCCGTCTCCAGTATCGGTTCGTACGCCGGGCTGTTGAACTCCCCCGCCGCCGCTTCCAGGCCGAGCGACAGGAGCACCAGCGTCGGGGGCTCGCCCGCCGGACTCACTCCCAGCGTCTCCAGGTGCTTCAACGCTTGGGCGTCCACTCTCTCGATCCACTTCGGGGCGGGCATCTCTCACGTCCTCCAGAGCGGTGATCAGCTCGCCCAGCGTTTCGACGTCGACGTCGAGCGCGCTTTCCGGGTTGGCTGTCGGGCCGGTCTTGTCGATCACCAGGACGCGGGTCGGGAAGCTGGTCCCGAGGCGGCTGTAGACCTTGCCGGCCACCCCTACGTTAGCGCGGACGGTGTAGGTGTCCATGGTCCGCTTCCACCATCCGCGGAAGCTGGACGCCTCAAACGCCATCCCTGTGCGCCCTGTGCCCTTCCGGGCCTGCCCGCCGCCCACGATCGCCACAAGTCGGCCACCGGGGCGCAGCATCTTGAGGGCTTGGTCGATGTGCTGCGAGCCGATCATCGTGTCCTTCTTGTTCCGCGTTCCCGAGGAGCTGAACGGCGGGTTCATGACCACGACGGTCGGGTTGATGTCGGGGAGGATGTTGCTGATCTGCTCGGCGTTCTCGTTGTAGATCACCGGGATCTCCAACGCGCGCAGCAGCGCCGCGCGCATCGGGTCGATCTCGTTGGCGACCACCGCCGCGCCTCGGACCTTGGCGTGGGCCGCGATGTTGCCCGTGCCCGCGGACGGCTCGAGCGCGACGTCCTCGGCCGTCACGTTGGCAACCCACGCGATCACGGCCGCGTACTCGGACGGGGTGCTGAACTGCTGGAACTTCACCTTGTCGTCGGTGCGCCGCGTCTGCGTGGGGATCAGCTCGCTCCAGCTGCGGACGAGCGCAACCCAGTCCTCAAACCGCAGCGCCTCGGGGTTCGGGTAGCGGGCGATGCGCCGGTTCAGCCAGAACTCCGTGGCGTTGGCGAGGTCTTGGGAGGTGAACGCGCCCTCGGCCTGCGTCCCGCCGAAGTAGGTCGCGGCCTCGCGCTGGAGCTCCTGCCACGTCATCGGGGCGGGGGGGGTGAACGCGCCATCCTTGTGCCCAATCACCAGACGGGCGTCGAGGCGGTCGGCAAGCTCGACCGTCCGCTTCACCTTCTCCGCGATCTCGGGGCTCTCGGCGGCCTGGTCATCCGGCAGCGTGGCGTCGGGGGCCGGCGCGGCTGGGGGCGCGGTCGGTGTCGCCCCCTCCTCCTGACTGGGCGGCGGCCCCAGCACCTCGTTCGCCTTGTCGACCAAGCCCTCCAGGAACTCCTTGACGGGGTTGCCCCCCTCGGTGGGCTCATCGGCCAGCGGCTTGGCGTTCTTCGGCGGGTCCTCGGCCTCGAACTCGTCGTCCGGCACCACCTCCACCTCGGGCTCGTCCTCGATCGCGGGGATGGCCGCGTCGGCCCCCTCTCCTACGAACCGCTCGATCAGGTCGAACTTCTCGCGGAACCGATCGTCATCTGCCACGGTCGGATTCAGAACTCCGCGGTCGTAGGTCACGACGGGGGCCTCGTCGCCCATCGACGCGAGGACGCTGGCGAGCCCGGCGAGGTGCGGGTGCGGGAACGCCTCCAGCGGCTCCAGGTGCAGGGTGCCGCCCGCTGCGGCTCGCGCCTCCTCCTCGAGCTGCTGGGGGCTGACGGAGTAGTGCGGGCGGCGCGTCTCGCCGGCCGGGGCCGCGGGACTGTCCGTGGACTGTCCAGGGGCAGCTGGGGCGGCAGCCTCCGGCGCGAAGTCCGCCGGCGGCCCCGTCATCACGTAGGCGTCATCCCCTCCAGGGATCGTCTTTGCCTTGACCTGGACCCCGTGGAACAGGCCCACGGCGGCGTCGGCACCGCGCTCGATCGCCTCGTCGTAGGTGACCGTCTCGCCGGTCCACTCGTTCGCGGGCGTCAGCTGGTACGCCTTCGCCACCGTCTGCCCGTCCTTGTTCTCGGTGACCTCCGTCGCCAGCCACAGGCTGCCGTCCTCGGTGAACGGTTTGTTCACCTTGCCCTTGGCGAGCGTGTCCCCGGAGTAGGAGGCCGCGATGTCGCCGGTCGGCTCCAGGCGATCGGCCTCGACGTCGTAGGAGACGCGGCCGTCGTCCGTCTCGGCGGGGGCGGCCTCGCTCTTGCGGCGCTGCGCCTCTGCGGACACGGCGCGCAGCTCGCGTGTGGCGGCGACGGAGGTCTTGCCGCTGCTGGCCGCCGCGTGATCGCTCAGCGCCTTGCTGACGGAGCGCAGTTGGTCGTCCGTCAGGTCACGGATGAGCGTCCCCTGCGGGACGCCCGTCACGGAGGACGGGGTAGACAGTCCGGGCTGATGGCCGCCGCCGAGGGAGTACGTCTCGCCGGTTGGCGTCCGCGCCCCAGCGAAGTCGGCGTGATCCGCGGCCATTGCCTCCGTGCCGTCATCGAATCGAACGCGAACGAGGCGGCCGGAATCCGCGCTCTCCTTGGCCGCCAGCACGGTGCCACGGCGAGGCTTCCCGAGGGCGTCGAACACCTCGATCTCGTCGCCGGCCTCGGGGAGCGTCCGGTCGGCGTCCGCTTCGGTGTCCGCTTCCTGTCCGCTACCGGGAGCCGTTGCTGCGTCAGGGGTTACGGCGTCCGCTTCGCCGTCCGGTTCAGTTACCGGACGAACCGGGGCCACGGGCCGGTCCCCAGCGGCCGGTGCCTGCTCGGCCACGAACGACACATCCACCCGCTTCGCCATCTCGGCCACGGGGACGCCGGCCGCCGCCGCCTTCGTCTGCACGATGGCCGTGTGCATCGTCGCCAGGACCCGCGGATCACCGATGTCCCGGTCGGCACCGCGCACCGCCGTCAGCTCCTCGAGCGCCTTGTCGAACACGACCTGGCTCTCCTGCCGCACCGTCTCGCGCCCCTTGGCGAGCTCTTGGAGCCGCGCCTCGATCTCCGCGCGCCGCCCGCGCAGCTTCACCATCTCCTCCGGCGACGGGCCGCCCTCGCCCTCATTCTCCTCGGCCGCGGCCAGCTTGTCGCGGATGTCCTCGGCCTCCTGGTTGAGCGTCCGCTCCTCCTGGAACCGGCGCACGACCTCCTGGTTCTCGTGTTCGTGCTCGGCCAGGACCTCCTCGGCCTCGACCGGCGAGGGGAGGTCATGCCGCGAACGGGCCAAGGCGACCAGCGGCGCGTACTCCTCGGTGCTCGCCTTCGCCTTGAGCAGATCCCGCAGCGACACGCGGATCTCGCCGTTCGCGTGCGCGTCGTGGTACATCCGAATGCCGGAGCCGGGACCCTCGCCGGGGACGATCTCGGCCAGCGCCTCGCCGGGAGAGAGGCCGCGCGAGGTGAAGAACTCGTCCCACGTCACCTTGTCCCAGCGCAGGATCGACACGCCGGCCCCGCTGGCGATGGTGTCCACAAGCTCGCCGGCCTCGTCGCCGTCGTTGCGGCCCGCCGTCTTGGAGTCGGCGTAGGCTTCGCCCGCGGCCAGCAGCGCCCCGAGGTTCTGCTCGGCCTGAAGCGCCTTGCCGACGCGCTCCATCTTGCGCTCGCGGGCGTCCAGGGGCTTCCTGGCGAGGTAGCCGATGAGGACATGGCCCGCCTCGGGGCCGAGGCTCACCGCGCTCTCGATCGCCATCTGCTTGCGCCATTCCGCCCAGTCGTCCTCGGTCCAGTTGAGGACATCGCCGCCGGCCACGGCGAGCAGGCTGGAGCCCTCCCCAGCGCCCTCCATCGCGCCCTGAGTGACGCCCTCCTTGCCGTAGGCGGCGACCTTCGCCAGCCGCCCCTTGCCCGCAGCGGCCCGCAGGAAGCGCCCACCGAGGAAGATCGAGGCGGCGTCGACGGCCCCGATCGTGAGCCCCTTGCGGAGCCCTTCGGCCTGCGCCCGCTCCATCAGCGCCGTGTTGGAGTAGGCCCGGAACAGGCTGTCGGCGTCCGTGATGTCGTATGCCTTGCCGGTGGTCGGGTCGATCGTCTCCTCGATGGTCTGGTTGATCCACGCGCCCATCTCGACGAAGGTCCCGCCGGCCATCGCGCCAACGGCCGCCCCCGCCAGACCGCCAGCGACCGCGAACCCCGCGGCCACCGGAGCGAGCCCCGTCGCCGTCCCGAGCGCGGTCCCGCCAACCGCGCCCGCCTTGCCAACGGCCGCCGCCATAACCAGCGACGGGGCCGAGAACCCGAGGCTGTCCGCCATCATGATCCCGAGGTTCGACGGGTCCGAGAAGGCCACCATGAGGGTGTCGAGGGCACCCTTGGCGCGCCCGACCCGCTGGAAGTACCGCTGGACGCCGATGCTCTGCCCCTCGCGGGACTCGCGGATGCGCCGGTTGGCGTCGGCGGCACCCTCGGCCGCGGCCTGGAGGTCGATCATCCCCTTGAGGCCCGCCAGGTGGTAGTAGCTGGCCTGGACGCCGACGAGGCCGTTCTCGCCGGCCTCCCACATCTCACCGAACCAGGACCGCTCCTTGCCCGCGAACACGATGGAGTCGTGCAGCTTCTCCAGCGTGTCCAGGTCGTCGCTGGACACCGCGGCGTTGTCGACGTTCCGCAGCCATGCGGCCAGCTGCGGCCGGTTGTGATCCATCGCCCGGAGGTCGTGCTCGAGCTGGTGGAAGAACAGCGGCGAGCCGTACTTCGCGGCGCTGTGGCCCGCCTCTGAGGAGGGCATCCCCAGCAGCTTGCCGATGGTGAGCCCCTTGGCGTACTCGTCGGGGTCGTTGTTCGCGGCGACCATCGCGGCCCGCTGCATCGCGGCCTCGCGCTCGCGGTAGTGCGCCATCAGGTTGTCGACCGGCCCCCGGAAGCTGGGCGGGGGGGCCACGTTCTCCCCGAAGCGCGCGAGCGGCCCGTCGTGACGGAGCAAGTCCCTCGACAGGGACTCAGACGGGCGCGGTGGTGCCTGTTGCTGCTGGGGCTGCTGCTGGGGCTGGGGCTGCTCGTCGCCGTCGCCGCCCGTTGACGCTGGGACGTTGATCGTCACTGGTCATCGGGCTCGGGCAGCGGGGGCTGCGTGGCACTGAACGGCTGGAAGCGCGGCTCGCGGATCATGATGAACTTGTTTGCGCGCGTGCGCCCTGCCAGCTCGTCAAAGGACGGGGCCGGCGGCGGGGCCCACTCCTCGGCCCCGGGCAGCCTGTTCCCGCGCGAGAGCCATGCGGTGAACTCCGTGCGGAGCATCTCGTCGGTGAAGGTGAGCACCCCGCGGCGGATGAGGTTCTGGCGAAGCTCGATCCCGATGGCGAGCGGGATCACCTCGTCGCCAAGGTGCTCGACCGTGACCTGATCGAGCCGGATCTCCTCGTCGAAGGCGAGCCGGTCGATGAACCCGAGGAAGCGATCCTTGTAGACGACACGCTCCTCGAGCAAGAACTGAAGCTCCTCGCGCATCTCCGCGGCGGTGGGCTCGCGCCCCTTGTCGTCGCGGATCACGTTCGCGCGCTGATCGGCCGCCTCGCGGAAGCGGTACTCCTCGGCGCGCTGCGCGTCGTCGCGGCTGCTGTTCGGGAACAAGGCGTGCGCCATGAAGCTGATGGCCTGCTGCGCGTTCATCATTCCCGTGTTCGCGTCGCTCTGCCACTTCTGCACCATCTTCCACCGGCTGTCGTCGTCGCCGTTGAACAGGTACGGGGCTTGGTAGCGGAGGTCGGAGTTGCGGAACGCCGCGCGCGTGGCCTGCGCCGCCTGGACGGCCGCGGCCGTAATCACCCCGTCTGCATTCGGCTGCGGCACCGCGAAGGCGAGCGCCTGGAGGTCGTAGAACACCTTGTCCCGCGCGGCCTGCGCCAGCTCCCCGCGGTTGGCCTTGTCCTGCGCCTCGATCGAGTCGCGCTGCTTGCCGTCCAGCAGCGTCAGGTAGCCGGGCTGCTGCTTCGCCCGCGCGTGGCTGATCTCGCCCGAGCGCAGCCGCGTGGTCAGGTTGTCCGTCAGGTCGGCCGCGGCCTGGTCATGGTCCCTGCGCGCGATCGCGTTCTCTTGCCGGAACCGGCTCACCGCGTCAGCGGCCCTCTCGGGATCATCGGGGTACACCTCATCCTGAATCCACGCGATGCCCGCGGCCTGCGACTCGCTCGCCGTCATGCGCTGCGGCTCGTCGGCGGGCAGCGGCCCGACGAAACCCTCCTCGCGGAAGTCGTCGCGCGCGTGGATCGTGAAGTCCGGCGCGAACCGCTCCATCGCATCGCGCACCGTCCGCTCGACGTCTCCGACGTTCGACCCGTTGTTGACCGCCCGCGCCACCGTGGCGCGCGTCTTGAGGTCGAGCTTGCGGGCCACGCGCCCGAACGTCAGCTCCGCGATCAGGTCGTCGCCCTCCGCGATCATCTGGAGGATCGCGCCGCCGTACAGCTGGGAGTCGACCTTCTCGTATGCCTGCTTGCGGAACTCGGCGTCCGTCAGCCCCTTCATCTTGTCGGGGTGCAAGCGGATGAACTCGTCGATGCGGGCCTTCTGGTTCGTCTCGCTGGTGATGAGGCCGCGCAGGTAGACGTCCTCGCGCTCGACGCCCTTCATGGCCGACCGCGCCCCAGCTGCCGCGTTCGCCTCCTTCTCCGAGGAGTAGCGCCCCACGATCTCGTTCTCGCCGGACGCTACGGACGCCATCAGCTCGTCGGGGGTGGCGTCCTCATGCAGCTCGCCGTCCCAGATGCGCGGGATCAGCAGGTACTCGCCATCCGACTCGACCGTCGCCGTCTGCTCCGTCATCGGGTTCCCGTCCTTGTCCTTCAGAACGGGGCGGTCCTGGTCGATGTAGAAGCCGTTGTCATCGAACTCCGGCAGCATGGTCCGCACGTGGACGCCCTTGCCTTCCGCGGCGTCGTGGATCGCGGCCGTGCTCTCGTCGATGAGGTACTGGTCGAGCGCCGACACGGCCATCCGGTGCCGCTCGTCCCCGATGTGGGGGACGACGACGCCGCGCCAGCGGTCACGGGCCTGCTGCACATGAGGCGTGAGCCGCGCCTTGATGCGCGCGTTCGGCGCTGCGTCCAGCGTCTCGTCCAGGAAGGAGTGATACTGCTGCCGCGCCGGCCCGACCATCGTGTTGAGGTCGTGGCCGCGGGCGCGCGTGACGCCGCGCTCCCCGTACAGCGACTCGGTGTGCTGCGCGTTGATCTTGCCGAGCGCGTCCGAGATGTAGGCGTCGTCCTGGCGCTCCTGCTCCTTCGCGCGAATGGCGTCGAGCCCCTTCGCCAGCTTCTCCTCGCCCGTGTCGACGCGCGTGTCGACGCGCGCGGCCGGGAGCGGCCTGGCCTGCACCTGGAGGCGATCGTAGGTGGGGACGTTGATGCTCATGAGGCGGTCTTCTTCCACCACGCCGTGTTGTCGAGCCCCCACGGGCTACTGCCAACCGAGGGGATGGCTTTGGTGAACATCGGAATGCTGCCGCCGCCGCCGCCGATCTGCGCGCCCGCGCCGGGGGTTCCGTAGGCACTGGCCGCGCTGGCCGCCCCCAGGATCAGGCTGTTGTATGCCTTCTTCCGGGCCTGCTTCGCCTTGAAGTTGGACTCCGCGATCTGGACGTCGAAGCCCCATACCTCGTTCGCCGTGTTGTTCTCGATCTCGATGCGGTCAAGCTCGGCCATGCGCGCCGTGTCCTGCTGCACCGTCAGGGCGCTGCCGCTGTCGAGGGCCACGCCCTGATCCGCGAAGCCCACGCGCTGCCGACTGGTCAGCTGGCGTTCTCCGAGAGACACCCTCTGCTTGTCGAGGCGGCCGCGGCGTTTGGCGTTCTCGCGGCCCCCCTTCTGGAACCGCGCGTTGAACTTGTGCATCTCCTTCTCTTGCATCGCGCTGTTGAACGCAGCGATGGCCTGGAGAGCCCCGCCGCCGCCCGCCGCTGCGCCCGCACCCATTACTCGTTGCCCTCCACTTCGTAGTGCGTGACCACAGCCAGCACAGAGGCCGCCAGTGGCTCGCTCTGGCGGATCAAGATACCGCCGCCGAGGGTGTGGTCGGAATCGAAAGTCACCACGCGCTTGCCCGTGACGAGGGCACCGTCCTCGCCATCGACGCCCAAGTAGTCGATGGCCTGCAACCCGTCCGCGTCCAGGCCAGCCTGGATCCCTCGCGTGTTCTGCACGTAGATCACGGCCCCGTTGACCAGCTTCATGCGGGGAGCGATCGGGTCGTCGCCGGCCACGAAGTCGATATCGAGCAGCTGGAGGTCGGCCGTGATCGGCAGGCCCACGTGCACGATGCCGTAGGGCCGTGCCGTCGTCACGTCCGACCAGTCCTTCAGCGTGTTCGTGAGCTCGCCGGAGGCGACCACATCCTCCGCAAGCGCGTGCCCGTCCGCGCAGACGCCGACCGTCGCGTCCTCGAGGTGCGTCAGGCCGTCGATCTCGTCGACCATACGGACCCACAGCAGGGTGCCCGTCGCCTGGAGCCCGGAGGGGCAGTCCGTCAGCAGGGTGCAGTCCTGCTCATCCGTCTCGGTGTCCCCACCGACGTCAACCTGCATCTCCACGTAGGTCCCGTCCGCGAGCAGCAGCCGGTAGCCGTTGCCCTCGTTGCTGTTGTCGCCCGGGAACGGCGTCCCCACCGTCGCGGCCAGCGTCACCGTGTCGCCCTCGTCGTAGCTCGCCCCCGAGACGTTCATGTTCACCGTAGCGTCGACCGTCGTGCCGTCGCTCATCAGGTTCGTGCCGTCGTAGGTCAGGAAGCTGTCGAGGAACTTGCTGCCGCTGAAGGTGTTGTGGTTGTCCTCGTCGGCCGTGCGCGGAGCCATGCGCTCGACGTACTGCGTGACCGTTCCGTTGATCGTCCGCTCCACGACGGCGTAGAGCACGTCGATGTTTCCTTCGGGGATCGAGCAGACGTACTTGAACGAGCCCGTCGCGCCCGTGTCGTGCAGGCACCACGCCCAAATGTCGTGCTCGCGCACGTAGGTCAGCGAGAGCAGCGCGCCGTCGTCGCGCACACACCACACGATGCTGTCGGGGTTCTCGCAGTAGGCCCAGTCGACGATGGTGTAGCCGCGGAACAGGTGCGGCGCGAACGAGGTGAGGTTCTGCCCGCCGTAGCCGTCGCTGTCGATCGTGAAGCGGAGGTCGCGCACCGCGGTCTGGAGCTTCGTCACGAACAGCACCGTGTCTGCAACCAGCAACGGGCGCAGGGTTCCCGCTCCGCTGCTCGTCTGCATCTCGAGTCCGATCGACGTCGGCGTCAGCACCCCGTCCCCATCGCCGTTCGCCACGTAGACGCCGCCGCGGGTCCCGATCAGGAACTTCCTCATGCTGGCGAGCCAGCGCAGCTCGCTGACGTCATTCCCCTCGACCTCCCAGGAAACCTTGTCGCCCGGGTCCACGGGGAACCGCTCGGTGAAGTTGGGGTAGTCGCCCGTGACGCTGGCGTCCACGCCGCGCGGCTTGTCGACGCTCTTGCCATACGCCTGGCGCTGCTGGTGGTAGGTCGAGTAGGCCGGCCACTTGTCCAGAACGAAGGGCGGCGGGTGGTCGGGCGGCAGCTGCTCCTTGTCCGGCTCGATCTCGCCGTTGTCGACGTAGTGGGTGTTGGGAGCCTTGACCGCGGCCAGGAACCCCCAGCCCTGTGCGAGCGCCGGCATCTCGGCCGCGGCGTCCGGGTCCGCGTGTGCTGGGCGATACGGGATCGTTGCGCGGTAGACCCAGTATTCGACCGCACCGTCAACCGCATCCCACGTTAGCTCGATGTCCCAGCTTTGTGATGGGTCCGGCAGCTTGTAGGCATCGTTGACCGTGCCGGGGTACGACGGGCTTTGGTCCCTCATGGCGAGGCGCGTGGCCGTGCCGTAGGTGACCGTCAGCGCCGGCCAGCTCGCGCCGCCGTACCAGCTCGGGATCGTGCACAGCCCTTCCGTCCCGTCGAGGCTGAAGCTGTCGGCGTCGATCTTCGTGATGAAGAACGGGCGATCCGCCAGTGCCTCGACGGCCCACTGGTTCGACTCGGTGCCGCTGGTCGTTGAGACGTCGGTCGGGATGATCTCGTCGCCCGTCTCCAGCCCGTGCGCGGTGTCCGCGAAAACGATATCCGCCGTGAGCCCCTGATCGGCCACGGTGGCAATCGCACCATCGTAGGACAAGCTGACACCGGGCGACGATTCGACGCTGGACACCTTGTTGATGGCCGTGACCTTGTAGACGGGAGACTCATCCGACCCGCTCCGGTCGTTGCCCTCGTTGTGCGTGTTCCTGATGCCGGTCGGTCCTGGCGCTGACGGCGCAAACCGCTTCGGCAGCAGCGTCCAGTTGGTCGCGCCCACGCGGATCAGCTCGTAGGGCGGGTAGCCGTCGTGCGTGAGCGTGAGCACGTCCGCGCTCTGGCTCTGCTCGACGTTCGGCACGTCGCCGTGCGCGTAGGGACTCGGGAGCTCCAGAATCGCGTCGGGGTCGGTGCCGGAGAGCAAGTACCAGAACACGTTGTCGTGCGCGACCACGTTCGGGTCCTTGCCGCTGTCGTGCGTGGCGCAGCAGTAGAACGTCTCGACTCCCTTCTTTACGAGAGCGCCCACCGTGTAGCCCTGCGACGACCAGACCGCGACGGTGCCCGTCAGCAACCGTTCCCCATCGGTGTAGATGCGGACGTACTCGTCACCGAACTCGAGCGAGTAGGTGTTGTCGTCGTCGAAGTCGAAGCCCCGGATGACCGTCGTGTCGGTGATCGTCTTGACCGTGCCGACGTACTGGAACCCCGCGCGGTTGCGCGCCGTGCCGTCCCGGCTGATGAACCAGTTGAGCGCCGTCAGCACTCCGCTCGCGCGCTTGAAGGTGTCCATGCGCGCGAGCAGCGCCATGGAGACGATCCCGCCGACCAACGATCGTTGGAAGAAGCTCGCCATCGCTACCGATCCGTCTGGTAGTCGCTGTCGGGATCGTCCCGCGCCACCTCCTCGGCCGCGTCCTGGCGCACCGCCTCACCGAACCAGTGATTCGCCATGTCCGAGAGGTCGAGCTTGTGCTTCTCCTTGCCCGTGGCCTTGGAGAGCGTCGGGAGGATGAAGCCGGCCAGCAGGTACGACAGGCACACGTCGAACCCGATCGGGAACAGGTCGACGTCCGTCGCCGCCTGCTCGAGCGTGTATTCCACGTTCGCGCTGGCCGTGTCGACGTCGCTCAGGAGCACCTTGACCGCGCCGTCGTTGCGGACGACGAACTTCCACGGCATCGGGTTCTTCTCCCCGAGGTCGTCCACGAACCGGCGCACCTTGGCGCAGCTGGCCGGGTAGGTGTAGCTGTGGTCCCACTCGTTGATCCACAGCTTGCCCGTGCCGTCTGACGCCTCGACGAGCGCCACGTAGGCGCGGCAGAACGCCCAGTCGTACATGGAGACGAGCAGGTCCCGCGCCTTCGGGTACCACAGCTGGAGGATCGTGGCGTAGGTCGACGTGTCCGCGGTGCCCGCGATCGTGCCGTCACCCGTCGCCAGCTGCCTGCTGACGCGGATGTTCGTCAGGGCCATGTTGCAGATCGAGATTTCGTCGAGCGCCACCGGCTACCTCACACCTTGACGCCGGCCGGACGAGTGGGTGTCAGCCGTCCTGGTCGGCCGTCTCCATGTCCTCGTCCACTTCAGCTTCCTCTGCCTCGACCTGATCCGCGAGCTCCTTCTCCATCTCCGCACGGATGCGCGGGCCTTCCTCCTTGCGGATCTTCTCGCGGAGGTCGTCCACCATCTCGGCTTCGATCTCGGCCGCGGTCTGGAACCCGGCCGCCTTGAGGCGAGCGTCGGCCCGCTTCTTGCCCTCGTACTTGATGCGCGCCAGGCGGATGGCCTCGACCATGCCCGCGTCGACGTGGTTGTCCGCGTCGACCGGCGTGGCGGCCTTGGGCGCTCCACCGAGCGGTCCCTGCCACACCAGCGTCTCGCCGGCCTTGTGCTTGCCGTGCATCGTCCGCAGGAAGTTGCCCTGCTTGTCCATCACCCGATGCTTCGGGTGCATGATCATGTGCCCCTTGTTGACGCGCATCCTGACGCCGTGCTCCGCGGCGTACTCCGCGGCGTCCGCGGCCTGCTCTTTCAGCGAGCGAGGATCGGTGTCCTCGGGCTGCTCGGGCGTGGTGGCGGCCTCGGTCGGAACCGGAGTGCGCCGCGCGTTGGCCTCGGCCTTCGCCGCGGCCTTGCGCTCGGCCTCCTCCGTGCCGCGCGCCTCGTCGGACGACTTGGCCGGCCCCTTCTGCGGCCGCTTGTCGGCGGCCAGCGGGGTCGTCTTCTTCTTCGTCGCCATGGGTGCCCTTCGGCTGGGGGGTTACTCGAAGTCGAGGTCGTTCGGGTGCTGCTTCATGACGAACGGCTGCGTCCCGATGTAGGCGCTGAACGCGCTGTCCCCGGTCAGCGGGCCGGACGCCACGGTGTAGCGGACGCCGACGAACTGCTGCCACGCGAAGTCGGGGAGCGCCTGGCTCATGACCACGTAGTTGTCGACCAGCGTGGCCTGCGCGATCGCGGCGGTCGTCAGCGCCGTGGCGGCCGACGAAAGCCCTACGTTGTCGTCCGTCTCGACGGTGAAGGTCACCGTGGCCGAGCCGCCGCCGGACGCGACGGTCCCGCGCACGACGATGCGGATCCACAGGTCGGCCAGCGCGCCGAGGTTGACGCCCGTGTTGCCGGCCGTGAGCGGACCCATGTCCGGCACGACGGTCGAGATGGCCGTTGCCCCAACCGCTTGCTCGTCGGAGAGGAGGTAGTCGTTGTCCTGGAGTCCCATGTCGGGTCCTTCCGTTCAGTGGGGCGTGAGGTTCGGGCCGATCAGGTGACCTGTGTCTCGGTGATCGTCATCTGATCGACGATCTCCATCGGGTATCCCTGGTAGTGGTCGAGGACGCGGCCGAAGGCATCCTCCATCTTGAAGATGTTGGGGATGCTCTTGATCTTCGCCATGCGGTTCAGGCCGCTCTTGATGGCGCGCGGCATGAACAGGACGGTCTGGCCGGCCTGCGGGTTCGGGATGCGCGAGATGAGCTCGTCCAGGAGGTAGAGCACGTAGGTCGTGTAGTCCGTGCTCTCCTGCGCCCCGGTGTTCGCCTTCATGTCCGAGACGTCGATGTTGGCGATGCGGCCGGCGTACTGGTCGTCGCAGAGGACGAGGCCGCAGAACCACTGCCACTGATCGACGAAGCAGCTGATCTTGCCGCCGCCCATCGTGGCCGCCTCTTGGATGAGGATCTTGCCCATGTCGTCGTGGAACAGACCCGCCGTGGTGTTGCGCGGGTAGGCCCAGTGACAGGTGTCCTCGGAGAAGGTGACCGCGCAGATGGAGCCGAGGTCGGAGTCGGTGCCGCCCGCGTCGAGGCAGTAGTCCCCGATGTCGGACATCGACGGCCGCGTGAACAGGCCGTTGAACTCCGTCTCGTCGTCCGTCTCGTTGCCGTAGAACTGGAGCTCCGCGACCTTCTTGCCCATCGCGCTCTGGTAGGCGCGGTTGTGGCGGTCGCGGATGCCCATCGCGTTGCCGAACACGCGCAGCATCGTCGCGTCGGTCGTGGCGTAGGCTTCGATCAGCGCCGTGGTGTCGACGATGGTGTCGAACGTCGCCTTGCTCGAGACGGTGCCCTTGTTGAAGCGCCGCGTGTAGACGTTCGGCTCGCCCACGATGATGCTGGTGACGTTCGTCATCAGCATATTGGTCGGGAGCCAGGAGCCGTAGCGGAGGGTCGCGTTCTCCTGCCGCAGCTTGTTGACCATCTTGTAGAACTTGCCGGTCGCCCCGTCCTGCATCCGGGTGAGCTCGACGATCGAGAGCTTGTCGTTTGCCATGGGTCATTCCCTTCCGGGGGAGGTCAAGCGGGGTCGAGGTGTGCGTCCATCTCGGCGCTGTTCGGGTACTTCGCTTCGCGTTCCTGCTGCTTCGTCTGCGGGCCGGCGTGCAAGGTCGGCTTGCCCGCAGGCACCGCGGCCGGCTCGGCCGAGGCGCGGGCGATCTTGTCCAGGCCACGCAGGAAGTCGGGGTGGTTGATCCAGCCCAGCTCGCGGATGCCTTCGATGAAGTCGGGCGAGAAGAACTTGGTCAGCGTGGACAGCGCGTTCTGCGCCGTCTCTGCGAACTTCGCGTCGGAGCCACCGATCTCGGGGTCCTTCTTTGCGTCCGCGAGCCAGCCGTCCGTGACCTCGCCCATCGCGTCGGCGCGGCCCTTCGCCAAGCCCTCCTCGCGCGTCAGCTGCGCGGCGGCCTGGTCGGGGCTCAAACCCTGCTCGGTGGCGAACTCGGTGACCGACGCGAGCGCCGCGTCGTCGAGCTTGGAGCCCTCGGACAGCGCGAGGCCGGAGTAGTCGTGTCCGCCTTCGGGCGCGGCCGGCGCGGCCGGCGCGGCCGGCGGGTCCGCGGCGGGAACCGAGACGCCGGAGAGCGCGTCTTCGCGCGCGGGTGCGGCTGGCGCGGCGGCGGGATCAGCGGGAGCGGCGGGCGCTGCCGGAGGTGCGGCCGCGGCTGCGGCGGGCTCGACTCCAGCGAGTGCATCCGGCTCGGGCGGCATCGTCTGTCTCCCAGGACCCCTCTCGGCCCTGCGGCGGCAGAACGAACTGTCTCACCTGATGGTTTTCAAGTGATCTCGCACAAGTTTTCTCAGCAGCAGCCCTGAATCCAACCCCGCGCGGAGACACGCGCGCTCCCAGTGGTGCCGCTCGGACACCTGTCCGATGCGCGTCCAGATGCGATGCGTGAGCGGGTCCACGCTGTCGGGAAGGCGCTGAAAGCCCCCCGCTTGGTTGGTCGTGTGGGGCGGCCGACTACCCACCGTCACGCGGCCCGTCGCCCTCGGTGTCCGCGGTTTCTGCCTGCGAAACGTGGTCGGTGCCACTCGGGATCGGAGGCAGCCGCCTGAACTCGGCGCGCGCCCGCGCCGGGAGTGCCGGGTCGATCGCCTCGATCGTCTCGGACAAGCCGACGCCGACGTTGTGCCGGCCGATCAGCTCGGCCGTGGGGCCGTAGACGTCGTGCACCGGGATCTGTCCGCCATGACCACACGCATCGAGCATTTCCCCCAGCACTCGCAACCCCGCGCCCGACTCCAGCGCCAGCACCTCGCTCCAGTCGAGGATGGATCGCTCCTCGCGGGATGCGTCATCGGCAGCAAGCTGCTCTTGCTGTGCCTCGTCGAGCGCGTCTGGTACGGCTCCGGTCACTGGTACAGCGCCTCGAGGGTGATCCGTCCACTGGTCGGGCCGGACCCGCTGCCGCGGATCCCGATGCCGCCCCGCAGGGCTATCCAAGCATCGGCGCGTCCCTCGTTCAATCGCCACTCGCGCGGGAGTCCCGTGGAGTGGTGCACGAAGAAGTCGACGTCATCATCCCGGCCGACGCGCCCGTCGAGCAGGACGTCGGTCCCGTTCCAGATGCGGAGGTAGAGGATCGGCCCCGGATCGACGAGCAGTTGGTTCCACAGCGGCCACGGGTTGAAGTTGCTGAAGTCCAGGTCGACGGTCTGCCACTTGTCGACGCCGGAGTCCACGATGCCGATCACGGTGCCCAGCCCGTGACACGCGCCGGTCATGTGCCCCGCGGCGACGAGCTCGGCCTTCGGCGTCTCGGTGTCCGAGGTGCCGTGCGCGCCGTCCGTTTCCAGGTTCCCGATCCCGCCGAGCACGGCCTTGGGGCTCTCCGTGTCGGCCGCGCCGCTCGCGCCGGTCGTCTCCATGTGGCCGGCCGCGCCCAGGACGGCCTTCGGGCTCTCGGTGTCGGCCTGGCCGCTCGCGCCGATCGTCTCCATCGCACCCGCGGCGACCAGCACCGCCTTCGGGCTCTCGGTATCCGCGGCTCCGCTCGCGCCGTCCGTCTCGAGTGCGCCCGACGCGGTGAGCACCGCGCCCGTGCAGACCGCCACGCCGGACCCGCTGCCCTGCATCTGCCCCGTCTCGGGAAGCCGAAGCTCGACCGCCGTCAGGCGCGCTTGCGGCGCGCCGCTGATGATCGCGGCCCCGGTCTTCATCCAGATTTCCAGCTTGGACAGGTCGGTGACGCCTGCAATGTCGGAGGGGTCGAGCGAGATGGTCGTCGTGTCGTAGCCGGAGGTGAACAGGACGTTGTGCGGCCCCGAGATGCCAACGGCGTCTTGCGCCAGGTACGTGTCCACGGAGAACGACGCGACACCGCTGCCGAACTTCCCGCCGCGTAGCCGGATCTCCCAGCCCCACGTGCCGCCCGGATCGTTCGGCGTCGGCAGGTACAGCGCCAGCCAGAGGTTCGTGTCGGTGAAGTAGACGTAGGTGCTGTTGTCGTCGGGGCTGCCGAGGCCCTCATCGACGCAGAAGTGCGGTCGCGCTGCGGGGCACCCACTCACCCCGTTCCATTGGTGGAGCCGCGTGCCGTCGACCTGGATCGTCTGGAGGTCGACCACCGCTCAGTCCTCGTCGTAGGTCAGCTCTCCGACGTCGAAGCTGGGCGTCGTGTTCCATGACACGACGAGCCCGCTGCCCGACAGCTGGCCGTAGATCATCAGGTTGCCGGTGCCCAGCGTCTCGGCGTCAACGATGCCCCAGTACGTCACCGTTTCGCTCGTCGGGTCGGTCGTCGCTGTGTTGAACGTGATCGCGTTGTCGTTCGACAGGATGCTGCCGGTGCGGCTGAAGTCACCCGCCGCCGGCCCGCGGTCGATCGACTCGCGCAGGAAGTTGTCGTAGCCGGCCTCGTTGGTGAACACGCCGCTCTCGGTCGGGTCGGCCGTGAACAGCGTCACCCACCATTCGGTATCCGGCGAGGCCGCGTTGCGCGTGATGTTCCCGAGCGAGGTGCCGAAGTACCAAGCGTCGAGCCAGCCTTCCTCGAGGTAGTTGGTCTTGCTCATGTCAGATCAGCCCGTCCGCTGTGACGAAGCCGGCGCTGGGCGACTCGCCGTTGAGGTAGCGCAGGTAGATCGAGAAGTTGAGGTGGCGGCCCGCGCCGATCTCGTCCGGCCCCCACTCGCGCGGCGGCGCTCCCTCGGACCAGTAGAAGTCGATGTTCGTTCCATCGAAGCTGCCCTCAAAGCTCGCGTCGACGCTCGACTCCAGGTGCACGAAGCCCCAGCCGAGCACGGTCCCATGCGCGACGATCAGCGTGAACGCTGACGGGTCGGTGGCGATGGAACCGTGCGCGACCTTGACCGCTGGCCCAGGAGCGTCGGCCATCCGGGGGACCTCCGATCAGAGCGTCCAGGTCGGCTCGTAACCGATGAACGTCACGTTGCACACGTCGCCCGCGGCGTGGGTCGTGCCCGTCGTCGCGGCCGTCGCGCGAATCGCGCTGATGCCGCGCAGGTCGACCGCCGCCATCCCCGCGGTGATGCCAGCGAAGGAGCGGAACTCCTTGATGCCGCTGGTCGCCTCGGTGAACGTCAGCGGGGTGCCCGCCTGGTCGCAGATGTCGAACACCGTGGCCACGTCGCCGTACTTGCACTGGAACGTGATGTCCGCGTCCGCGAGGGACGTGCCATCGACCTCGGTGTACTCGACGCAGTAGCCGACGATCACGATGTCGGCCAGCGGCGTGATCCAGTCGCCGTTGATGGTGCCCGCCGCCGTGCCAACGACGTGGGAGGTGGTCAGGGACGCGCCGTAAGCGGTCGCCTTGTCTTTGGTGGGCTCGATGTCTGCCATGTGTCCCTTGCTCCTTGTGCTTCCTGGTTACGCGGCCAGCCGGGTCAGCGCGTTGTCGCCGCCCATGTCGGCCTGTGAAAGATCCTTCGCGGCTGCGGCTCCGGCCGCCGCCTGTTCCGCCTTCGCTGCTTCCGCCTCGCGCTGCGCGCGCACCGCGCGGAGCTCTGCGGTTTCGTCGTAGGGGCGCGTGACGCGCGCGGGCGTCCCGCTCATCTCGGCGTGGAGCCTGACCACCTCGTCCCAGTCCATGTTGTCGAGCGTCTGCGGAACGATCGCGGACAGCTGGCCGACGAACGCAACGTGCTGCTCCAGGCCGGCGAGGCCGACCTGCTTCTGCGCCTGCGCGACCTCGGAGACGTACTCGACCTCCAGCGCGACCTCACCCATCGCCTCGGGCGGCTGCATCAGCGGCGCGCCCTCGAGGCCCAGCGCCCAGAACGGCATCGAGCGGCGGATCAGGATGTTCATGATCCGGTCGATGTCCTTGTCGAAGATATCGTCCGACTGGCGCTCCAGGATCGGGCCGAGGATCGACAGCTTCTCGCGCGCGCGGGCGCGGACTTCCTCGGCCGTGGGCGGCGTCGAGCGGCTGTCACCGATCAGCATGAGGAAGATGGGCTCCATGAAGTGTTCCTTCACGGCGTCCCTCACCTCGGCCTTGGCCTGGCGCAGATGGTCGATGTCCAGGTTCGTTTCGTGCAGCGAGCCGAGCCCCGCGTTGTTCGACGTCTCGTTCTGGATGTTGACCTTGCCGGGCATCATCGACACCGGCTTGTTCCGCACGGACGGCCCCGCCTTCAGCGGCGGGTTGATCTTCTTTTTGATCGCGTTCCACAGGTCGCGGGCCTGCGTCTGGAGCGTCTTGATGTCGCCCTTCGCGTCCATCCCCGGGCAGCTCGTTGCGAACACGTCGTCGTCGTTCTTGTCCCAGCGGCCGACCGAGACGGGGAACTCATGGAAGCCGGACACCTTGAGGACACCGGACTGGCCGGCGCTGTCGATCGCGCCGCTCGCCCAGCGGTCGACGTCGGTGGCGTGTTGGTCGCCGCCTTGGCTGATCCAGTGCACCTCGCGGAAGGGCAGGTAGCGGCTGTCCACCTCTGCGCGCTGCTCGTTCGCCTCGGGGTTCGGGTAGATCATCCACCGGACCTCGTAGGGCGTCTCGTAGCTCCGGTTGTCCCAGTCCTTCTGCACGGAGTCCGGCGCGTTGTCGTAGCCGTACTCCTGCACGATCTGTCGCACGGTCTGACTGAACTCGCGCGCGAACGTGTCGACGATGCCGTGGCTGTTCTGCGCGATCGAGTACGAGCCGATCGGGAACGTCACCGTGCGGAACATCTTGGAGCCGGGGTCGGCCAGGATGATCTTGGCCCCCGTCCCGAACACCATCTCGTCGACCAGCTGCTCACCGAGCGAGCCGTAGTAGTTGGCCCCCTCCATGTAGCCCATCGCGCGGTTGCGGCTGTCCTCCAGCCACTCCGAGACGGACGGGTTGCGGTCCTTGTCCTTGTCGCCCGTGCTCAGGTTGAACCATGGCCTCGACGGGGACGCCATGCCGGCCAGTAGTCCAGCTTTCGCGTTGTTCAGTGCCCGCTTCGCGGTCCCGTCGAGGATCAGGCTGTTGTGCCGGTTGCCCTTGTTGGCATCGCTCATCAGGAAGCGAGAGCGCGTCGGCATGATGTAGTCGGCAAGCTCGCGCCACAGATCCTTCCACGTGCTCATGGTTGCCCACAGCTCGTTGAAGTAGTGGTCGAGCGCGTAGCGCGAGGTGATGTCGCCGCTCGGGTCCAAGACCCCCTGTGTGGTCGACGCGCCGGCCACGGCTACTTACCGCCCAGCGTTGTCGTCCCAGTGGGGCTTGCCACCTTGCCCAGCGGGCCAGCCCTCACACTGTCGCTGAACCCTTGCGCCCCGGCGGCCTTGAGCTTGGCGCGATCGGCGCGGAGCCGCTTGCGGCGCTCCTCCTCCTCCTCGTCGACCGGCTCGGGGATCTTCGGGAAGTTGGGCTGGATGCCGCCACCGAACAGACCGCCCACGATGGGGACTTGCTGAAGGATTCCGCCGCCGCCACCCATGTCGTAGCCGTCTCCACCGGGACGGCCGCAGAACGAACTGTCTCAGGCGGGCGTTTTCAAGACCCGTTCATAGGTTCTGCTCACTCTTTCGTACCCGAGGCCCGCGTGGAAGCGGTCCAGGGACCGCTCGTTGTCGTGAACGCCGCACGAATCGGTGATGCGGAAGCGAGTCGCGCCGCGCGACGCCGCCCAGCCCTCGATGGCGGAGAGGAGCGCCAGGTGCACCGGCCCGCCGCGGTGCTCCGGCCTCACCCATCGGATCACGTCGGCACCGATGGGGAGCAGGTTGAAGATCAGCGACGTGATCGTGCCCGCGGCCATGCCGAGCGTCATCGGGCGATCGGGGTGTTCGTCGACGGCCACGAACACCGCGCCGATGTCGAGCGCGACGGTCCAGTTGTCCTCGACGACCTGCTCGTCGAACAGCTGGTCGCGGTAGGCCGGTGCCTCCCGGTGCATCAGCTTGGACAGGCGGAGCAGGGCGCTCAAGTCGCCGTAGGTCGCCGGCCGGACGATCACGGCTTGTCGGTCGGCAGCTTCGCCGCGCCCTCGGGCCGCAGCGACGGCCTCATGTGCGCGAAGAACACGTCCTTCACCTCGACGTTGATGGTCACCACGTCGCCGTCCGGCGCGGGTTCCTGCTCCTTCCGGTGCGCGGGCGGCTGCTTCGTGTCGTGCTCGACGAACGCCGCGCGCAGATGCGGATGGATCGCGCGGGCGATGAGCAGCTGGATGGCGCGCGTCTCCAGCTTGCGCGCGTCACCTACGGAGATTTCGACTTTCAGCTTCATGGTTCGATCCTCACAGCTCGTAGTACGGGTTGGCCCCTGTCTCGGCTTGCATCCCACGCTCGCGCGCCCCGCGGTTCTGTAGCAGCATCTCGGCCAGAGCCTCGTCCTGCTTGGCGATGTCCTCGAGCGGGCCGTCCAGCGCGTCCACATCATAGGCGAACGTCAGCGCGAGCCCGTCCGCCAGGTCCGGCGAGCGCCCCAGCGACACGCGGATCTGATCCTTGGACTCCAGCATCAGCCGGTCGTCCTTGAAGTAGTACCGCGGCACCGACAGCTCCTTGACCAGCTCCTCGCAGTCGGGAGGGATCGCGCCGCCGTCCTTCACCCACTTCGCCATCTTGAACCACATCTCGGCGCGGATGTTGCCGTAGCGCATATCGGTCGGCTTGCCGTTGAACACGATCCCGACCGGCTCCTTGTGCAGCACCCGCATCTGGTCGCCCCAGCCCGCGCCGAAGCCGCCCGTGTGGTCGTAGAAGCAGGCGTCGGCGTTCCAGCGGTTCCACCGCTCGACCACCCAGCCGGCCCCCTCGATGCTGTCCAGGTTGCGCCGCCACGGGATCTCCAGGCACCCGCGTCCCTGCCGCGAGGCCATGGCGCATTTGTCCAGCCCCTCGCGCGCCACGTCGACGCCCAGGATCTTCGGGTGACCGCGGAGCTCGTCGTCGCGCACGTGGCGCGTCATCGCCTCCTTCACGTCGTCCTCGGTGAGCAGCGTCGACAGCGCGACGTCGGGGAACTCCCCGAGGATGAACGCCTGGACCCACGGGTCCTCGCGGCCCAGCTTCTTGATCCACTTCCGCGCCCAGTCGATATCGACGCGCGGGCTCCGGTTCGGGTCCTCGGGGTCCCCGGTGATGAGGATGCGCCGCCACTCGTCAGCGAACTCCGTGATCGCGGCGTAGAGCATCCCGAGCCGCGAGGTGCAGTTGCCGCTCTGCGCGATGCAGCCGTACTCCATCGTGGAGAACATCTGCTCGGCCGTCTTCATCAGGTTGATCGGCATCTCGGCCGACTCGTCGCACAGCGCGATCACCCACGAAGCGTGGAGCCCCGACAGGGTGCGGCCGATCGCCGTGTCGTCCGCGCGCTTCGGCCAGGCGCGCGCCGAGATGAACCAGCTGTCGGGGAACTCCTTGGCGAAGTACCGCGTCGAGGTGATGTCGAACGCTTCGGTCAGGTACGGCGAGCGGTTGCGCCAGATCGACATTTCCGCCCACAGGTTGTCGCGCAGGTTCTCCTTGTCGATCGAGATGGCCACCCCCTTGGGGTGCCGCGCGTTGTCCCCGAACACGGCCATGGCCCACTGGCCGGCCCACGCCAGGAAGGCCGACTTCCCCGGGCCGGCGCAGGCGGGCAGCGCGATCCGGTGCTGGCCCCACATCTGCGGCTCGCCGGTCGGGCTCTCGACCAGCGCGCGCAGCGCCTCGAGCTGGAACGGGTCCGGCGTGGCCCCGTAGATGATCGGGTCCGTGACGAACGACACGGGATCGTGTCGCCAGCCCTTGATGCGCTCCGCGTCGTAGGGAAGGCGGTCAGTCACCTAGAACGGCAGCCGGTCCTGCACGGGGTCCTTCGCCCGCGCCGCGTCCACCTTGGCGTTCTGCGCCGGCGTCCGCCGGAACTTCTCGGCGTCGGTGCACGTGGCCCAGTGGCTCTCGTACCGCTTCTCGCCGCCCGAATCCCCCGCCGCGCCGATGTATTTCGCGGTCGGCTGCCGCTGCCCCTCGTACAGCAGCACGAACGGCCCGAACTCTGTTGGCTTCGCGTCCACGGGCATCTTCTTGCCCTTCGTCGTCACCGTCCACAGCAGCGGAGCCTCACACGCGCGGCACTTGCTGTCATGCACGACCATCAGACGGGGAGCTCGAGCGGCTGCCACAGCAGGCCGGCGGGGCCGCCGTCGCCGCCCAGGACGTCCCATTGGGTGTGCGCGCCCGGGATCATGTAGTCGAACCCATCCCCCTCTTGGCTCGGCCGCGGAACCACCTTCACCGCCTGGACGACTCCGGCCGGCGTCTTGATCGCGTAGTCGCCCGCGCCCCACGCCGGATTCCAGGCCGTCCAGTTGCTCATCGGGTGGCCCCCGTCACCGCCAGCACCAGGAGCCCCGCGATCAGGGCGTAGTAGACGACTCCGATCACGATCGTCGCCCCGTACTGCACACGGTCCATGATCTCCTCGAGGCGGCTCACGCCGACCGCCCGATCACGCGCTTCCAGCCCGCACGGAATCCGCGCCGACCGCGCCGGCCGCCCCCACCCTTCGCCGTCCGAGGCTCGCTCGAGTCCAGACGCCACCCGACGCGATGCGGCGTCTGCGGCTTCTGCCGTGTGCCCTGCTCTGCGCGTGTCCCGAGCCCCTTCATCAGTCCTCCGTGAGCGTGAGGTCACCGAACCGCGGCACAAGCCCCGCGAAGCCGTGCGCGTCCTCCGGCAGCAGACGACCCTCCATGATGTCGCGCACCCACGCCAGATAGACGCGCCGCAGAGCGCGCCGCATCTTCCAGGTCCGCAGCCAGATCATCAGCTTCTTCATCAGGACCGCCACGCTATCAGCCCGCAACCCCCGCCCCAAGCCGCCACCGTCACATTCCGTCCGGCACCACCATCGCGCTCGGGTCCATCTTCACGTGACGGTGCGCGTGGCAGATCAGCTCTCCCTCGATCGCCGCCCACGACAGGATCGCCCGCCGCGTCTGCTCCTCCTCGTCCCCCGACGACTCCATCTGCAACGGACCAAGCCAGCTGAACGCACGGCAACGCGGACAGTTCGGCAGCATCGGCACGAACTCCGTGTCCGTCTTGGGAGACGCCAGCGCCATCACGAACGTGCAGCCGGCGCACTTCCACGCCCACACCAGATGGGTGAAGCCGTCTGCCACAGGGGTCACCGACGCGCGTCCGCAGCGTCCATCAGCTTCCGCGCCGCGCTCAACGGAGCCAGACCACCCTTCTCGCGGATCTTCGCCTCGAGCACCTTCCGCCGGACCTGGCGCTTCGTCGGAACCTCCTTCACGTCCTCCGTGACATTCCAGCCGGACGGCCGTGAGGGGCGCTCTACGGGCTCCAGCCCTCCGCGGGCCTCCCGGACCGCCTCCCGACGCCGACGCCGCGCAGCAAGCCTCTCACGACGGCTGCGGGCCACTCCAACGCGACTCCGGCGCAACGCCTTCGCTCTACCGCCCATATCTGAAAATCTCCATATTTCGCAAAAAACTGGGGTTCGCTAGGTGCCACCATCCCTTTCTTTTCGCGCGCGCCTGGCCGACCTCGGGGGTGGGGGGGGGGCCGCTCGCCTGCGCGCGTTTTCGCGCCCGCGCACCCAACCTCACCCGCCGCCGCCCGCCGACCCGCCGCCGCCGTCGCCACCGTCCATCGGCCGCCGGTCACCAGCGCCGGTCGTGGCCTCGCCGCCGCCGTCGTCCGGCCCATCGAGAGGTGGCAGCCCAGCGGCCGCCCGACGTGCCGCCTCCTTCGCCCGCTGCCCCTGCTCGACGTTCGCCTGGACCGTCACGCGCGCGGACGCCTGGAAGGCGCTGAGAGCCGCCAGCAGGTCGAGCGCGGTCTGCTGTCCGAACGCGCGCGGCTTGCCACTCTCCTTCTCGTCAGCCTCGATGCTCCGAAGCTGCTCCACGCGGCACTCCGCGAAGTCGGGCATCTTGGTGACCTGGAGCGACAGCTGCACCGCGACCTGGAGGACTTGGTTCGCGTCGAGCTTGCCCGCCTGGACGATGTTGCCCTGCGCGTCCGCGCGCACGATGCCCGTGCCCGCCGGCGGCGCTGCACCGTTGCGCGCCGCGCGCTTCACCGCGTCCCTGCGGCGCTGCATGAACTCGCTCGACTCATGGCGTGACATCGGAGCCCTCCAACCGGCGCACGGCCGCGAGCTTGCGCTTGGCCGCACTCACGGGCTTCGCCGCGCCGTTGGTCGCGGGCTTGTCCGGTTGCGAAGCGGACACAGGCGGGACAGTGACCGACGTGTCCGGTTGCGAGCCGGACACGATCATCGACGGCGGCCGCTCCCCGCGCATCGAGTCGGCCAGGATGTCCGAGAGGCTGCGCTTGTCGTCCACCTCGACCTTGTTCTCGCGCGGCACGAACACCCGCACGTACAGCGCGATCAACTCCTCGTCCGACTGCGCGCGCATCAGCACGTCGAGCTTCCGGCGGCGCGTCTCCTTCTCCAGCGCGGCCTTGAACGCAGCGTTCGCCTTGTTCGGCGTTCCCTTCTTCCGACCTGATCCCGCAGGCCTTTTCTGTCCCTTCGTGAAGCGCGGCATGGCGTTTCCTCGGTACTTTGCTGCACGACGCCTGCTCACCGTGCCTTCGTGTCGTGTCGTGATCAAGGGAGCTTCCAGGCGTGTCGCGCGAGGTAGCATCGGCGCACGGCTCGTCCAGGTGGTCACGTGGCTCTGCGACTACGCGCCTGGAACGCAGCGAGCAACCCCAGGAACGGAGACGGCAGATGCCTGAAACCACGACGAAGCAGACAGTGATCACCCACGCGCACCACGACCCGGTGCTGCACCAGACGAACGAACACGACCGCGACACCGCG